ACCCCTAGTTCGATCCTCTCATATACTACTACTACCTACTACACCACTACTATATCTAGTAACACACTAAAGTTTAATAAGGCCTTAAATAGTGTCCAACTGCCTGGAGTTGAACAAAGGTAGCTCCTGCCCTACCTATTACCGTGATACGTGATAAACAGGCCATAAACAGGCCGAGACATGACCAAGATTTGCTAGCAGGGCCAAACTTGCGCGCTTTTGGCCTGTTTTGGCCTCCTGCCTGGCGACCCTGTTTTGCCTTGCTAGTGGTAATAGGTGTAACGCTACTACTGGTCTACCCAGCAGAGCGATGGTAGCCCATTACACCCGTTACCCTTGCTATGCTGCTCCTGCCCCGTGCAGGGCCTTACAATCGGTCCGTGTGGGCGAGCTAGATCTACTGCCTACCGCTTGCAGCTGTGGTCTACTGGCCTGGCCTACCGCTAGTGCCTACCGTGCTGCCTACCTGACGCCCTGCCTATGCTGGCTGTGTGCAGGAGCTTGCTCTACTCCTGCCTACCACCACAGCACAGCCAGCACCACAGCCTAGGCCCTGCCCATGCATGCATTGCGTACGCATACCACTGCTTAGTGTATTGGTGTACACTACTACTATACGCATATACACCAGTGACCTACTTGGCCTAGTACTGTAACGCATGCGAGCGCATCGACCAGGGGGTGAATCCAGGGGTGAGCGGAGCGCAGGCACTCGCGCCAAATTTTTTCCATTTTATTTATTATTACCCTCATTACACTGTTGACACCCAATACTATTACCGATACCTTTTACATCTTGGAAACATAACGCGACAAGTTTGGGGACTTAACAGGTAATAAATCCTGGCTTTCGCGAGGAAAGGCGACCGTGCAATCTTGAACAGTTGCGGTCGGGCGGGTTCGAATCCCGCTGTTTCCGCTAACATGCTACCTTCACCGTGGGAGCGTAGATTTTCAAACGGATGGCGGCAGGGTACACCTATTACACTTCTTACAGGGACAATCAAATGCAAATCAAATTCATTTTCGGCAAACTGGATTGGAGTTGCACCGATATCGATGCGAATGACGCTCGTGCGATCGTCGAGGGATTTGAGGTTGATGGCAAGCGATATGACTTCAAAAAGGAACGATACTACGACATTGATCCGTTCTTGTACTGGGACGGCATCTGGCTCAAAGAAGTCAGCGTTGACGGCGAAGAAGGTACCTCGTTCTGTGCTCATTGGGCTTGTGAGCTGATCGGCGATGAAGATCAAGATCTTTTGCAAGACTTCGAGCGTGCTTTCAAAGCACAAGCTTTAGAGCACTTCCTAGCAGATCGCTTCATTGAGTCAGCTGAGTTCGATGATTTGTTTTCGTTCGAATGCGATGATCGCAAGGCGAATAGCGAACTTGCTCGACTAGGCCGCACCGTTAAACTGTGCCTGGCCGGGTGGATTGTTTTTGCATTAACCCTGTCTTTTGCTTGGTTCCTGGTTTGGAAATCGCTCTAAACCAATACTTTTACTACTTTAAATGAGGATTTACCGATGTTAAACGTTAATGATAAGTTGATTCAGTTCCGTCAAACTAAGCGGACCTCGCGTATGATTGAACATGCGATCCAAAACCATCCTGGTGAACGAGTGCTGCTGTTCTTTGGAACGGTGGGTGAGTCTGAACATGCGGCGAGAATGGTTATCGATCGCCGAAGACAGCAAGTAGCTAAAGTTTGCCGCAGCGACCGGTCGTTAGAACTGGTCACCGGCGCCAACCTGGTTTTCAAACCCGTAGACGACGACCGGTTTCATTGGAAGTCTCAACGGTACGAAGGTTATCCGGCTTCCACGCCGATCTACTTAGATCATTCTGCATGGGAACGGCGATACACGGAAGTTCTGCAAGGCTACCACCAATGGGACTGTCCGAACAAAAACCGCAGTGAATCGAGAAACCACTTCAGCGACGGCACACCGCAAATTATCAACAAACCTACTCGCCCGTCCGAAGATGACATGATGGGTAAACCTCGCACTGAGATTCATAAAGATTACAAACTTATGGTAGCGGTGTGTAGTTTGTTAAATGGTTTGTATCTGGCAGGTATGCAATTGCCTGAAACAACTGTCTGCACTAAAAAGTTAATGAATCTCGCAGACGCGGCTAAATCTGCCGGTTTAGGTTGGGAAGAACCGACCTAATAAAGTTCTTGACAGCCTTGTCTAATGTCGTTACAAACTTGTAAATCACTTTCAATAAATGGAGAAAACTATGACAAACCGAAACTACACTCACACGATCTGTCAATTCCAACTTCGACCGGATCTCGACCAATGGTCAGCGATAATCATCGCAGGCAACCCATCAAAAGAAGTGGTAAGAGAATTTTTTGTTCGAGACGGTATTGCGGAGAATACAGACTTGATCTGCGGCAATCAGGCGTTCTGGAAAATGTCTGATCTGATGGCTTATTTGGAAGTTGCGGATTTTTCTCACTCCTCTGACGAATTGCCGCAGCTCGTTCGCAAAGTTGAAAGTTCAGATGTTTTAGCATCGAGCGATAATCAAAATGAAACTAATATTCAACTAGGTGAGCGACGCGCTGAACAAGTTCAACAAACCTTCGCTCAACATGGTTACCTAATAACCGACCAACAAGTTGAAGATTTGGCTAAATGTTCTATTTTGAACGCATCGCGACAAGTATTGGATTTGTGGCAGGCTTGGAAAATGCCGATGAAAGGTACGTGCCCGTCAATGCCGTTTGAAAGTGAAATTCTAATAGAAGCTGTTATTGCCAAGCGACGAAAATCAATCTAGGTAAGCGATCATGAAAATTAAAGCTTTCTGGCTATTAGCGTTCGCTATGTTATCGATGATTTTTTCAGCACCGCGATACCCTGAATTACTGTCTCTTTTGCTGGACTTCATTTGCTTCCTGATAGCAGCACATGTTTACAGTTTCGTGATTGAAGGTGAAAAGGATCAACCAGAAGATACTCCTGTGATGAACTTTAACCTCAAAGTAATGATGTATCATCACGAAGACGAATTCTTATGGGAGTATGTTGACAACGCTGTACCTTTGGTAGGTCATCGAATGGTTTTGAAGACAGAACGTGGAGCGGAAACTTATATCGTCCGGTCGGTTTTTCAAAGCACGACAAGAAATGCAGAAGTTTATGTAGAACCTATTGAATAGATTCTATGATTTGATTACAACTTTGTAATCCACAATTTAAAACCCTTTTTGAGGAAATGAAAATGAAGAGAATTTATATGCCGGCGTTCAAGGACCAAGACGGAAACATTTTGGTCATTCCGAATGACGATATGACTTTTGAAAGTCCAGGACAGTGCGACAAGTTCGTGAACGACAATGAATGTAAGGAGATTTGTCGCATCTTGAAATTGGAAGCCAAAGGTTTCACGTCTGTTGAGGAAGGACAAAAGATTGGTGGCGTTACTAAGCGATTCGCCATGATGCCTGGTCATGCTTTATTCGCGATATGTATTTCAGGTCCGCATTTTGACGAGAACCAACCTGTCGATGCCCAATTGATTGAAGTCAGTGAGCGACCGGAAATTGGCACTTGGGTTGAAGTTTGGATTGAACCTGGTAAAGGAGCATTGTCTTCTGTTTTCAAGCGAGACAGCGACGGTAAATGTTATCTTGTCCAAATGACTGGGTTAAAAAGACTCGACCTTGACAAATGGGCAAACGATACAGTCATTAAGAATCGAAAATTCTTTGTTTCTTCGAACCCTCCCGAGCACAAAGACGGCGGTTATTGCTCTTGCGGTAACCCCAGGTGTAAGCGGAACAGCGATGACCTTGGGCTCGCTTCGTTAGGCAAAGAATTGATGGATATGCTCACCCGTATGTAATTCATGATGGTTGGCTGGCGTATGGCTACGACGGTGATTGTTGATTCGTAAGGGCTTCGATGATCATCTATCGGCAGGTTCGATTCCTGCCCAGCCGCTTTAATTTTCAAGTTTTAAATCAGAACGGATTGTGATGTACGAAGTTGAAGTTAGGGAAGTAGGAAATCCTACCGGTGAAAACTTGGCTGTACTTAAGCAAAGGCATCCTGTTGTACCAGGAACTTTGATACGTTTTGAGTGCTCGAATAGAAGTTTGATACTTGTGGGTATGATTGTTCAAGTTTTAATCGATCACACGGGTTACGACTTTGAAAGTGTTTGTGTATGGGTTCAAATTACTGACGCAAGGCCGATGAATGATCCATCTTACTAACGCAGAAATCAAATTGTTGACTGATGCCCACAGGGATGGGCGGTTGGGTAGTGGCGATCAGTTCGCAGCTGAAGCCCGCTGTTATCAGCTTGAAAGCTTGCCAATCAACAATGATCAAACTGTACCAATCTTGCTTGGAGAGATCGGAGGGCGAGCTTACAGGCTTGCTCAACGTGTTGTCAAACTTTACGAGGAGAATTTCAAGTGAAAAGCCCGACCAAAGAACAATGGGAAAAGCTTAGCGAAATCGAGAAGCTTAGAACTTGTCGTAAATATGTGAAAGCTCATCGATGCTTATCATCGAGGATGGCTCATTGGTTATTGTCTAAGTTCAAACAGCAATAGGAGATAAGCGTGAGTTCGACTAAACAATTCGCATTTGTAACGGGTAGCCAAGTTTACGGCGAACCTGACGGTGACAGTGACATTGATTTGGTAATCCGAACATCGGAGAAACATGCTCACATGTTAGCTGCGATGTCAGATTATCCTTTGGATGGCGATCAACCTGATGATATTGCAAGCAGCACACCTATTGGTTCTTTGTCGGTTAGATTTGGCGATTTAAACTTGATCGCCTGTTACACCGATTGGGCTTACGAGATTTGGATGCAAGGCACGCAGCAACTTTGGTTCCAAAAGCCGGTTACGCGAAACGCTGCAATCGAACACTTTAATATGCTTCGAGGGCTACCAAACCCGTCAGGTCGGGTTGAGTGGAACGAAGATGACATTCCGTTTTAGGAGACGCAATGACTAAACCTGAATATCCACCCGGTATCGTAAAGATGGGCGATTACATCGGTAGAAGGGTCAAACTTGTACGAGAGATTCATACTCAAGCCGGAAGTGTTTACTATGAAGGTCAAGCCTTTTATGTATCTGGTCATCACAGAGGGCGCCTCACTTTGAAACTTGGAAATAAAATTGTATTACGTCAAGTTAATAGAAGGGATGTAAAATTAAATGAGTAAAAAACGAAACTATAAAATGCCTGGCGATTACTCGGCAGCAAAAAATTCAGAGGAAGCTCACCAGAAAGATGTTTGTCTTTGGGCTCGTCAGACTGCATACTTGCACAAAGAACATCCTCAACTGTCAAAGTTGAAATTTCTCAGCGGCAGCGCGAACGGAGGCAAGAGAGACATTCGAACGGCGACAAAGTTGAAAGAGGCAGGTGTTAATTCAGGTTTCCCTGACCTTCATTTGCCTATTGTCAATAGAATGGTTCGTCACAACCTTAATTTAATTCAACACCCGTCGCTGTACATCGAAATGAAACTAGCCAAACGTCGTAATCATGCGAATGGTGGCTTGGACCCTGATCAAATTGTCTGGCGAGAGTTTTTGATCGCTGAAGGTCACGCATACGCACTTTGTTATACATGGGAAGAGGCTCGTGATGTCCTTCTCGCTTACGTTTCTCAAACCGGAATTTACCAATGTTAACTCCATTAGAAAATCAACTAGTCACTTTTGCTCAAGCGCCTCAGCAATCGTTAGACGCTGTAACAGCAGGTCCGATGATTGCAATGAACTTTTTAATTTCAGGAGGTCAAGACCCTTCTGATGCTACCAAGCAATTGTTCTCGCTTTCACCTAGCGGCATCGAAGCAATGCAAGCCGCGTTCGCTAAACTTCAGCAGTTCAATCCAACTGCTGGAATGTCACCGCAACCAGACGGTGCTCCTCCTGCAATTCCTTTTTCAAACGAAGCTTCGAATCCTGCTATCGCGGCTGACGTGAAAGTAGGGACAACAACCGTACCAGGTAGTGGCAATACAGAACAAGTTTCATTTTCCGAAATGACCCCAACCACTGTGGGCGATGATAACCCTTTCCCTTTAGTGCCGATGGTTCCAGAAAAAAAGAAAGGTCGTCCTGTCGGTCAAACAATTTATCCGTTTGACAATGACGATTTCAAAGTTGGAATGGGCTTTGTTGTTTATGCCGAAACCAATTCAGAAGAAGACTTGAAAGCCGTTCGTGACAAATTGAAAAACGCCGTTGGTGGAGCAAACCGTCGTCACCGCGAGCCTATTCCTGGCGAGTTTAAAGAGGTTACAAAAACTCGCAAAGTGCAAAAAGATGGCGAGGACGTTATCGATTCCAAAACCAAAAAACCTAAACGGGAAAAGTACAAAGAAAAGGTTCCTGTCACTCGACAAACCCGCAAATTCGTTACTGAAGCTCTAGAACCTGACGGTGAAACATTGGGTGGAGTACGTGTTATGCGGGTCGAAGTCTGAACCCTAGACTGAGCCTCAAAATTTGCTAATTTTTTTTATTGATGGAGCAATACGAAATGTCTTTTCGCTGTAAGAAATTTCAGATTAGACTTTGGATTTGGCTTGCTTTCATCTGTTTAGCCGGGTACTTCGGTTTTACAATTTTGTCGGACAGAACTGACTTGTTTGTGAGATGTTGTATCGGAATTTTTACCGGATGCGCGAGCCTTTGGTGGCTTTGGATGATGCGGACTTTTGATAAGCTCGTAACTTCACCCTATCACAGAGAAATCGCCAAATTCAAGGATGAACCCGAAAGTGGAAATTGATATTAGCACTATCCGAACGGCGTTCGGTGTTCTCTGTGCCGTCATTGTCTTCATGACAGCTGGTTTTATTTACATCTTTAAGAAGATGGAAACCAAACTCGATGAAGCGGAAACGGCGTTGAAAGATTATCTCATCGCGTACACTCGTCTGGAAGCTCGTTACCAAGAGTTGAAAGACGATCATGACCGTTGTTTACGTCAAAACAATAAGGACTAAACAGATGCCAGCTAAACTTGAAATTATTGGCAATGCTCTTGTTATTTCTGATACTGATTCTGGTGACGAACTTTTAGACGTGCCTTCTGCCGATGTCTATTATCACATCGATGAGTATAGTGGAGAATTTGTAATTCGAACCCGAAACAAACCTCGCAAGGTAGAGTTTGAATTAGTTCGATATCGACTGTCGAATGTAGTCGATGAGAACGGTAATCTTTTTACCGAGGCGTCAATTCGATCTTGGTGCCGCGAAAATTTAACAACTCCTTCTACTGATCCGATTGAAGTCAACGAAAACGGCATCGGTGCGTTTACTGTTTCTTAGGATTTACAATGTTTAAACTCGAAATTATAGCAAATGCGTTCGTTATTACAGACTTGGTTAGTGGCCGAGTTAAAATTGACGAACCTGTTGTTGATGTTTATGGTAGATGCAATGGGGTTAATGTTGCTTTTTACGAGCGACACAAAACCGACAGAGTTAATTTCAACCTGGTAACTTTGCCGATCGCCGATTGTGAAGATTCTGGTGGAAATGCTTTTTCTGAAGCGACGATTAAAGCTTTCATACGATCAAGTTTAGGTGGTGTTAGTAGTTCGGTCGCATTGCCGACAACCGGGGTATCTCTCGGTTTGGGTAGTGACGACGGGCAAATTTTAGATGCAGATTCTGGTAACCATTTTATTTTGGAAACCGATGGTGATAGATCCATTTCAGGAGGAACCGGCGTGATTCATATTTTCAATAACACGAATAATTCGGTAAGCGTAGAAGGTATTGATATTTCGACTAAGGGTAATTCTACATTGCTAGATAGCAACGGAACTTGGGTTCCGTTCATCGCAAGCCTGCTGTTCGTTTTACTTTCAGTATTTCCAGTTTCAGCGCAAGAAGCGGTACAGCTTCGCGGACTAACAACCGCCGAACGTGACGCTAAAACTCTTCCCGCCGCCGAACAACGCCTGATTTACAATACAGATGAGGATGAGGTGCAGCTGTGGAGCGAGGGGGCTTGGGGTCCGGTCGCTGATATGACGCCAACGGCTATTGCGACGAGCGGTAGGCATTTAATTCGTTCTGATCGTCCGGTCTCGCCTATAGCCGTAGTTTCAACGAATCCGATCGTGACCGGACACGATTTGACAAAATACACTAAAGGTAAACTAGAGTTTCATTTTCATGACGCGACTTCTGGTAACCACAAATGGCAAGTCGCTGAAATCGATATCGAAATAGCGATAGAGCGATTTAACAATCCGACGAATATAATCGAACATTCTGTTGAGCTGTTTGATAATGATTATATGCAATTTCAGTTAGTTGATCTGGCGACAGGTACATTTGCGTTGAACGATGTGGGTAGGGCGATGGATTATATTCGTTCAGATCTGTACGCAGTGCTAGAAACACCTGTTGAAACAGTACAGGCTTTGTTGGGAGAGTTTACTGAATCGACTCCAATCCCGGGTACTTCGCTAACACCTATCGAAACCGGTATTGACTTGACAGACGCATATAAAATTGAAGTTACGATAAATAACAACGGGTTACAGGCGGCAACATCGAGTGTGCTATTTAGTGAATTTGTATTAGATAATAACCAGGGAGCGTTGCTGCATTGGTGGAACGATGATTTTTTAAGGATGCGAATCAATTCAGCGGACTTGGCGACAGGGCGGATTTCATTTTCTGCCCACGGGACTGTGAATTTTCGAGTTGCTGCCATCACTGTTTGGAAATTGGTAGAAACCGGAACGTCAGGGCTACCTCGATCCGATGCCGAAACAACATTGCAATTTAACACATTAGAAGAGATTCCGCCGCCGAGTACGTTTCAAAGCGGCGACGTGTTGACCGTAACGAATGATCCTGATGTCGGCGAAAACGGTTCTTACTTGATACTTGGACCTGTCGGCAGCACGGGTACTTCTTTGATTCCCAATTAAGGATAACTATGAGATTTTTTTCAATAATAATTGCCGTTCTGATTGCGTCACAAAGTTATGCTGTCGAATTGGCAACATTTCAAAGTCTCGGTGGCGTCGTCGGTGATACGCATCAATCTTTCGAAATCAAAAAGGTTTTTCAAGACGGTGTTTATTTATGGGTGAACAGTACGGAAGCTGCGACAATTTTGCCGGAAGATGCCAGTAAGATAAATATTATTGGTTTTAGCGGCGAAGTGCCAGAAAGTTTCGGCAAAGTAGCAAAACATTCACCGACAAATGCAGTGTCGTTTACATTACATCAGGGTGACATGTCGAAACCAGTGCCGGCAAATCTTTTGCTTACCCCTACCTCGATTTTTTACACTCAGTGTGATTTTAGTTCGCCTGATTCAGCACTTCCTGTAATACCGGAAGGTTGTGATTCGCTATATATCTATATTCGTATCCCACTGACAACAGGTGTTAATTCTTTAGGCGCCGCAGCGCCACAACTTAACGACGTTGGAACCAGTTGGCGAAACGGTAGGCAGTTCCGGCGAATTATTTTTGAACGATGCGATTTAACTTCGCAGCATCAAATATCGTTAGTACAATCGATCGAAAGAGAAATTCTTGGTGGTATGGGTGCCGATTACGCATCGGCATCAGGTACAGTTCGATGGATAGATTTTCAAGCTACTACTAGCGGAGCGAACGACCCTCTTGACGTTCCGGCAATGGAGGCCCTTGGTTGGTCTATTGATAGCGCTACTATTATGAGTAAAACTATCAATGGTGACGTTTGGCGAGTATTTCACAACTAGGGTTTCAACAAGTTTGATATTTGTTAAAATAAAACTTGTACAGTCTGTATTTCCAAACTTTCACAATCGGAGAATGTAATGAACCTATTTTTTGTCAAGTATCTGGCAGTGTTGCTCGACGCAGGGCCAGAAATCAAAGATCAGATTCAAGAGAACTATGATTTTTTGGTGGATATCAAGAATCGAATGTTCGCAGAAGATGGTCAGACCGGGGCGGCATCGGTCAAGACCAATGAGCAATGGCTTGCTGAATATCCTTGCGTTGCGACGACGTGTGATAAAGCAGGACCACCTCGCGTCGCTTCCGGTGAATCTCGCGCAGCAGGTTTCTTGACCGATTTGATCGGCGGTTTCAGTCCAAAAAACTTGGACGAAGCTATCGAATTGATTTTGGCTTTGAAAAAGTTTTTCGGCCTTGGTTGCGAAGAAAGTGACCAAAATGAGGACGCTGACGACGGAGTTGTTGGTGACTAAGCCTAGACAAGTCTGTTAAAACTTGCGATTATTAAGCAACTCGGTATCATTGCCGGGTTGCTTTTTCTATGTCATGAAAGGAAATCAAAATGACGGATACACAAGAATCTGATCCTGGTATCACTGGAATACCAGGGGATCACGTAGTTCACCACGACAGAATTTATCCCGCTACAGAAGTGCCTTTTCTGTGGGATGTCGTTGAATCGAAAGTTAAACAGCTTCACGAAAAAGGCATCACTGGAAAAGGTGTGGTTGTTGCTGTCATGGATACGGGTTACACCCCTCATCCGTTGTTACCTAAGCCTATCGCTCAGCGAAACTTTACCAATGATGGTACACCGAATGACGTGACCGATCGCAACGGGCATGGAAACTGGTGCATTGGGCGAATTTTGGCTCGACCGGGATCAGACGGAACACCTGTGGGCTTAGCCCCCGAGGCAGATTTGATTGTTGTGAAGGTTCTCGGCGATGCTGGTTCAGGTCGAGTTACTTGGTCGCAACAAGGTAGAGTTTGGGCAGCTCAGCAAGGTGCTCACGTCAATAGCGTTTCTATCGGTGGTCCTTCGCCGAATGATGACAGCGTTGAAATTTCAATGCTGGAAGCTAACGAACTCGGAACTTTGATTGAGTTAGATGCAGCCGGAAATTCTGGTTACAACGGCAGAGACTCAGTGGACAGTCCTGGTAACGCCAAGAGCGGACTCGGTGTCGGTTCTTATCGTCAAGACGGTGACATTTCCGATTTCAGCTCGGGTGGTCCTGATGTTGATGTCGCTTGCCCTGGTGAAAATGTCACTTCGACTTCGAATCGCGGTAGTGGTTGGTCAACTCAATCAGGAACTTCGATGGCGACTCCATTCTGCGCGGGACTGATGGCTTTGACGATCGACGCTTATCGTCAAGCCGGTGTTCCTGATAGTGAAATGACTGGCGCTGATTTCTGGCGAAAGTTCTTGGCGGATCGAGCAGCTGAAGGTGACAGCGAAGATGCTGGTCAGCCTGGCAAGGATGTTCGCTTTGGTCATGGTAAACCTTTAATCCTTAAATGGATTGATCACATTTTGACCTACGAGTCTGTTTAATACGGTTGCGGCTGTGTGACCTTAGAGCTTCTAGTTAACGACTAGTTGTATGATTGGCTCTACGTGCGGGATAGGTGAAGGCCCGCAATTTTTTTTACAAACTAAATTCAATACGGAAGACCAATGAAAAATTTAATACTATCACTCGTGATATTATTCATGAGTTCAAACTTGTTCGCCCAATCGTCAGATTTAAAGATTCAGAAAATTGTCACGACAACAGAGTTAACCCAATTCGTGTTGCTCGACAATGTAATTAGTCAGACCAGTAGAAACCTGGGCGATCCTGTAATTACAGAAAGCCCTGCTAAAGTTGTGAGAGTTACGGGTGAAAAGGCGACGATTTACGATTCAAATTTTAATAGAACTGTTGTCGATACCATAGCGTCTACAGATCCAGAAGATCAAAGGCCGTTAGTCTACCTTTCTGAAAAAGGTGAATACTTGGTCTTCGACGGCGAGGTATCATCGCAGTCAGTTACTGTTGGACCACCAGCCGGTCAATTCGATGAAATTGAAAATCTGGCTAAAGACCTCGCAGCGATTGTCGCAGATCCTCAACATGCATCGAAGTATTTATCGGAACTTGAAGCGGTATCCTTCGACGGCGATTTACAATCTGTTAAAATTCGAATCGGTCAAGCTAGGCAGAATGCTAGTCGCGGTGGTGTCGGAGGACAATGGTATAAGTTTTTTCAACCATTGGATATTGAAACCAGCAAGGCAACAACGGTTGAAGATTATGAACTAATGTGGCGGGCGGTAATTCGCGGTTTGAAATCCTATATGTCTACGAATTCGTACTTGCCGTCGAGTTCAAGTTTACCTGCGCAATCAGAGTCGCCAATCATTTATCTGAATCAGCAATCAATTTTGCCGTAAAGTAAAATGCCAACTACGAATCCTTTCGTCATAGAGAACCCGGTCACTGCAATCCCTGTGGTGGCTGGTTCCGGCGATTTAGAAAATAAAAAGCTTTATGCGGAAGCGTTGCTCCGCAACCCGTTAGATCCTCACAAGGCTGCGCGTAAAGCTTTTCCTAATCAATTCGAGCTTCAAAGTTTTGCCTTTTCAAATTGGCAGCAAGACGTTGAGCTTTTACAAATTCAAGATCGTTTGGTAGCCGATCATGGTGCTGATTCATTTTTGCCCACAAGAGAAGAACGGCTTCACGAGATTTACCATCGCGCTGACAAATGTAAAGACAACCTTGAGTTTCGCCAACTAGAAGAACTTGCGGCGAAGATCAGGGGTTTAATCGTCAAAGACTCGACGGTAATTAATAATAACAATCAAGTTAATAACGTTCTTCAAATTCCACAATTTACCGACGATGAAGCATGGGAAACCAGCTGCGTCGAGCATCAGCAAGTTCTTTTAGAAATCGCGCACGAACAACAGGCATTGGAAGCCGATGTCAGCCCCGACGAGTAAACAAAAACAAAAGGTCGTTTGGAAACCTATTCCAAACCTTCCTTGTCGCGGTTGTCGTGGTAAATCGCTTCAAGAAATCCAAAGTTGTCCGAAATGTGGTGGTACGGGTGTCGGTGTTCCTAGCTCACAAGCTCACGCTCTAGCATGCGATGCGAACATTATTCTTTTCCACGGTCCTCGTGGAAACGGTAAAACTTTAGCGCAGATTGTCAAATTTTATTTGAATGTCGGTCGTGGTTACGGCGTTCACCATAGAGGTTTGATTCTCGACCTTGACACCAAAGCTCTTGACGACATCGTTAAACAAGCTGAAGAGTTTTTTAATCTGTTCGAAGACGGGGTCAAGTTTCTTCGATCCAAAGGTGACTATCGTTTCAAGTGGCCTAGCGGCGAAGAGTTGTTATTCAGAACGATTAAAACGGAGTCAGATTACCAAAAGCTTCACGGTCATAGTTATTCGTACATCGGGATCAACGAGGTAACAAAACATCCTACTCGCGATATTTACGATTTACTTGGTTCGGTTAATCGTCACGGTTTCGTGCCGGAAATGACGCCCAAGGTGAAGATAGGAAAAGAGTTTGTCTATAACACCCCTGATCGAAAACCATTACCACCGCTTAAACTTGTAATGTTCTTGACGACTAATCCGTCAGGTCCAGGTCATAACTGGGTTAAAGAAGAGTTTATCGAAGGTAAGCAGCAAGGCAGACTCTATCCGACTACGAAGGAACTTTACGACCCTTTGCGAAATGAAACTCGCCAAATTACAATCACGCAAACGCACTTTCATGGAAATTTCTATGAGAATCCGTTCATTAGTGACGAATACCGTTTAAAAATTCAGAAGCTCACTGAGAACGATCCGAACCTAAAGTTGGCTTGGGAGTATGGCAGTTGGGATATTTCAGCAGGCGGAGCGCTGGACGATATTTGGCGACGAGACGTTCATGAGATTGAAAGGTTTCCGGTACCTGAAAATTGGATTGTTGATCGCTCAATGGACTGGGGCTCTAATCAGCCTTATGGGATCATCTTCTGGGCGGAAGCTAGCGGTGAGGAAGTTGAGTTATTGAACGGCACAAAATGGTGTCCACCAAGAGGGACACTATTCGCCATCGCGGAACTGTACGGTGCCGAAAACCATACTACTAACGTTGGAAACAAGCGAAGTGTTAAAGATGTTTCAGGGGATATTGAATTTGTTGAAAAAACTCTTACGAGGGAAAAATGGATCGCATCACCTGTTTTACCGGGGCCAACAGGCGTTGACGTTATTAGAAAATCCGCCTCGGAACAATCCAACGTCGCCGCATTGTTCAGTGATAACGGCATTCATTGGACTACTGCTGATATGAGCCCTGGTTCTAGGGTTAATGGGTTGATTGCTGTCCGTGAGAGGCTTTGTAACGCTTCACGCGGTGAAGGGCCTGGTTTATACTTCTTTACCAATTGCATCAATTCGATTAAAACTATTCGTCCGATACCCCGTGATGAAGTTAAAACGGAAGACGTTAACACTAAAGCAATTGACCACTTGTACGATGCGATGCGATACGAAGTTTATGACAAAGATAATGGTCAAATTACAAACTTGGAAGTTAAGAGGGTGTGGTAATGCAATTTTCAAGAATCAATGATCCTAGTCAGAAGCGAACAGAACTGCTTGAAGTAGAGCACATGTACGAAGAGATAAGAGACTGCCTAGGTGGTTCAAAGCTCGTCAAGTACCGTCGCGAGAAATATTTGCCAAAACCTGACCCTACAGGCAAGGATGCAAACGAACGCTACCAAGCTTATTTGAAGAGAGCAGTTTTCTACAACGTTGTGGGTGAAACGAACGAAATGTTTCAAGGACAACTTCAGTTAAAGCCGCCGAAGATCAAATTGCCTGAAACTTTAGAGCCTTTGAGAGCTAATGCTGATGGTCAAGGTTTATCTTTGCAGCAAATGATTAAAGACGCCAGCGCTTGTGTCGTACCTTTTTCAAGAGGCGGTTGGTATTGCGAATTTCCGAAACTTCCTAACGGTCAACGGTCCTTCACGTTGCAAGATTTGAGAAACGGAATATCGCCCACAGTGAACTTCATCAAACCTTGGGACATTTTGAATTGGCACGAGGAACGTATCGGCAATCAAAAACGTTTGACCATGGTTGTTATTAGGCAGCGGCAAGAATATCGTAAACCAGAAGACTTGAGGATCGAGTATCGAGACGTTTACAAAGTGATGGTTCTTGAAGGTCCGAATCGCGATAGAGCTGTTGTTTACGCAGTCGGCAAAGGTGAAAAAAACGGACAGTCTGTTTTTGTCAGTAAAAGATACGCCCTAAGAACTGCGGACGGCCAGCCGATGAGAGTTTTGCCGTTTAAGTTCATCGGTTCGCAAAACAATGATGCTCATATCGATATGCCGCTACTTTACCCAATGGCGGATCTAAACTTGGCTCACTATCGGTGTTCGGCAGATTTCTTTGAATCAGCATTTCGTTTAGGTCAACCTACCCCGCTTTTAACAGGTTTGACTCGCGGTTGGGTTGAAAATGTTCTGCACAACAAATTAACTTTGGGTTCTAATAACTTTGTTCCACTACCCGAAAAATCAGATGGTAAATATCTTCAAGTTGAGCCGAACATTTTAGCGCAGCAAGGTATGCAAGAACTTGAAAGTCAAATGATCAAACTTGGTGCAGAGCTAGTACAGGGGCAATCCAAAGTCGAGCGAAAAGAGGTCGAGGTGCAAGCTGAAAGTTCTTCAAAAAGTTCTAAGCTTGGAAAAATTGCTACTAACCTGGAAACTTCGTTGTGCGATATTTTGAAAATCGCGTACAGTTTCATGAATCGAAGAGAACTTGGTAATGATGACATTCAAGTTTCAATAAACAAAGTTTACAATGCCGGCGCTAAAACTTTAACACAGTTAGTTTCGCTGGCGAGTTTGTTAAGTAGTGAAGATCCGCCGGTAACGCTAACTGAAGTCAGAGAGCAATTCAGAATTGCAGACATTGCGTACTTGACGGATGAGGAAGCTAAAGAAGAAAATGAGGCTATGATAAAAGCTCGATCGGATCGAGCCTTGGAAGTAGCAAGAGCGACCGCAGATATCGCACCTGCGGGCGATGATGATAACAACCGGAACGTGCGACAATCTAATGAGGATTAACTATGCCACAAATATTTTTATCAAAACCTGAATGGGAAGCGTCCCCTCATAAAGCCAAATGCAAACTTGTTGATGAAGCCAAGCAGATTTATTTGTTGGAGCTGCCAGCGGATCAATTTTTCATTGATACGGAAGATCCGACAAAATTGAAATCAGCTTTGGAGGCTTCTCGTCGCGAAAAAGATGCCGCTGCTCTTGAGTTGAAACACCTTAAAGAACGCATGGACGGTCTCGACGGTGAAGCTGCTAAAGAAGCTGCGGCAAAAGCAGCAGAAGCCAAACTTGAATTGGAAAAATCCATGGCTAAGAATAAAGACTTTGAAGGTCTTATGAATCAGATCAAGGCAGATCGCGAAGCCGACCGAGCGGCTTTCGAGAAGCAACTTGCCGAACGCGATAGCAAGGCAGCGGAGGAAAAAGCGGCTGCGGAATCTGCAATCGTGAAGGCAAATGCTAAGGCATTTTGCGCTACTCACTTCGGGGATGAGGACGGAGTTCTTTCTGCAATGATCCAACCCAGACTCCGTGTGGGAGCTGGAAATCAGCTTTCTGCCGTAGATTCAGAGGGTAATCCTATGAGCATGGAAGATTTTCAGAACGAAGTGCTTGCAAACCCTGTTCTTGCCCCTATAATCCAAGCTAGTAAAGGTAGCGGGGTCGGTGACACGCGAGGCATTGATAGTCCGGTGGATATTGGTGACAGAACCTTGGATCAGTTAGATTCGGATGAGCAATTGAAATTGCTCAAGAGTAATCCCGAACAATTTCAACAACTCCAAGACGCAGCACAGGCACCTGACGATTTTGATAACCCAGGGTCGATGCTGTAGTTGAAAAAGGATTTCAGCTATGCCCACTCAAATTTCAGATATTATTGAAACAAGGATTTATGGTGGGCTACAGCCTGACATTGATCTTTCTCTTTTAGCCCTTTGGAACTCGGGGATCATTGTAGCCCACCCTGAGTTCAATCGGCTCGCGACTGATACGGCTCGGTCATGCGAGCTGATTTTCTGGCGCGACATCAACATGAGCATCGAACCGAACTTGAGTTCTACTCAGCCGGTCGATGCTGTTCCGTCGCACACCAATCAGGATTACATGAAATGCTTCAAAGCTTTCGTTAACCAAGGTTGGTCGAGTTACAACTTGACTTACGATATGACTCGCGGCACGAAGCCGATGCAACATATCCGTAATCGTACGGCAACTTACTGGGCGCTGTATCGTCAGGCTCGTTTGATCGCGATCGCTCGCGGTATCTTGGCATCGAACATTCTTGGACGTTTCAAAGCTGGAACGACAGGTATCGCCGGTGACATGATCATTGACGTGAGTACCAACAACAGTACGACAGCGACAGCTGCGAATCGCTTCAACAGCGACATTTTCAGTGCTGCTGTTTACACTATGGGCGACCGTCAAGGTCAACTGGGTGCAATGGTGGTCCACAGCGCTGTCATGAATACCATGCAACAAAACCAGTTGATTGAATGGGTCCAAGTTGCGGGTGAGCCGACGCTTGTTCCTTTCTATCGTGGTCGTCGAGTTGTTATGGATGATGATTGCCCGCACTTTCTCGCAGACCCTGCTAACCCTGCTAACGGCTTTAAGTACGTTAGTATCATCTTCGGTCCTGCCGCAGTTGGTTACGGTGTTGGTACGCATCACAAACCTGTCGCCATTGAAGAAAATGAGCGAACTGGTCATGGTGCTGGTTCTGAAACACTTTGGGAGCGTAAGCAATATGTCACGCATCCTTTCGGTTTCGATGACGAAAATGCCGTCGCTACTGGCAATGAGGGTCAAAAAACTTTGTCTGATTTGCAGAATGGTAATAACTGGACTCGTATCGTGCCTCGCAAGGCTGTCCCGATTGCGTTTATCGTGACCAACGGTTAATCATGAATAACGATTGACCGTATGGGTCTTTAGAGGTGGTGGGTTTCTTCATTTTCCCTGCCGCCTCTAGGACCACCTTATTAAAACAAAAATTTCTGTTAGAGATTACAATGAGCAATGATAAAAAGGCTGAAAATGCCGAATTCAAGGAAGGTCGTTATCAACTTTGCTTGAGTCCTAAAAATCCAGGCAGCGACTTGCAGACTGCAACGATATCTCAGTCTGGCGAGATTAAGTCTGAATCGCAGCTAAACGCTTGGTTTGAATCTGTTAAAGGTAAAACCATTCCACCTGATACTCATCAGTGGATGTTTGTACTTGAAGGTTCTGAAGGGTGGAAAGACGATTTCGGACCTGACCCCCATCGTCCCAAGGTCAGTGAGCGACCTATCGCGGAAACGACTGATGCCTTTGCAAACTTAAACGATGGCGTAGCCAATATGGTTGACAAGGATTCAGAGTTGACCGAACAGCAACAAAGTCTTTTGAGCGGTGTTCAAAATCCTAACCCTGACGGGGATATGGTTTTACATGTTCAAAAGAAAATTATCCTCGATCGTCATTTGAAAGAGCATAACGACAAGGTTGCTTTCGCTAGGCACATGGGAAAGTTTGTTCCTACTCGGTAAGCTGTAAGGAAACAACTTCCGGTTGGATCGAGTCGTCGTAGGACATGATGTTTTGCGGCGACTTGATTTTAAGAAAGATGGATCATGCCAGAAATTATTGTTGAAGACGGAACGATAGTCGCCGGCGCGAATTCTTATATGAATGTCGCAGAGCTGAGATTACGTGCAGACTTCAATGGTATTGATTTGTCGCCAGCGACTGACGACGATTTAGAAAGGTTCTTAATTGATTCTTTTAGATATTTGGATTCTCGCGAATCCGAATTTTCAGGTGAGGTTTCTTTAAATTCACAACCTTCTGCCTGGCCAAGAAAGAATGCTCGAATTAAATGTAGAATTGAAATCGGTACTGATGAAATACCGGACATTCTTTTGGATGCTCAAACGTTTCTAGTAGGGCAGTTAAAAGGAGGACTTCGGTTATATAAAACGGCGAGTCAATTAGCTGGCGACGAGCGAGGAACCTTCACCTCTGAGCGAACGTTAGGTCCGTTAACGATCAGAACAAATTCTTATCCTTCATCAGCTTCTTTGGATGCATCATCGGGCGCCGCGTCCGACAAGGGGCCTGTTTGTATCCCACAGCTTGAAGCTATTTTATCCCCAATTATGGAAGGTTTATCGTCCGTAGGAAACTTGTTCCCTACAGTGAGGGCATAATGGAAACTGTAGACTATCAAGACTTTCATGATGCTGCTAAAGAACTAATGGAATTCTGGTGTCCTGATAAAAATTCGAAATGGATAAAAGTCACCGAAGTTCCTGTAGACGAAAATCAACCTTGGAAAGGACTTAAAAAAGTTCCTGTCACCGTAGAATGTCGGATTATTTTTCTCGAAACTCGCGATAGAGTTGAAGAGTTCAACATTACTCAGTACATTCCAGAAACAGAACTTGCGTCGGATTCAACTTTTGCAATATTTCATCCCCAAGGTTTTGAGCCCGGCGAAGGCGACACTGTCACTAATTTAAGAGGTCAACATTTCACTTGCTTTAAAGCTCGTGCGATCGCACCTTACAACGAACCAATTTTACATATCGTAACGCTTACTTAATGCTTACCTAATGCTTACTCCTGCACAAGCCGAAGATGACATTCGATCTCTACTGTGGGAGAAATGGCAGGAGGGCCTAGAATTTGGATATCAATCAGTCAATCAACAAACTTGCGAGCTAGAGATTGTAGAACCGAGAATTTTCCGAGTTGGCGGCATTTACGAAGCTACCGAAACACAACCTGTTGGAGAAATTTACTTACCTGAATTGACTTGGGAACGGCAAGATAATGACTCTAAAATTGACGATGGAAAACATATTGCTAGAGTAGCGATAGAACATGTTTCTAACAGGCTTGCAGATAAGCGAACTTTAAAGGAAAATTCTCTTTTGCGTGAGCGAAATAGAGGGCTCGCTACAGTTCAAATTTTCTACTCGCCAAGTGCTTACCATGACGAGGATAATCAATATTTAACCCTTATGGTTAGACAGATTTTCCGTAGACGAAAAGTAAACCCTAATATGGTCAGATTTGTTAGGGCTAATATCGCGAAGCAACCAAAATCTGAAATTTATCATCAAACGAATGTTTATGCTGAGTTTGAATACGACGAACTTGTAAACTAGGAATTTTACTATGTCCGAATGTAAACGTGAAACAATTGATTCAAGCGCCGTTGGTCTTTCGTTCGCAAGAGAAAATTGTCCCGGCGAATTACCATCAGGTGTCGAAGGAAGCCATAACTTTTCAGCTTCCGTAACTGACGCGGAAGTTTCTCGTTTCGAAAGCTCGTACAACGCTTGCGAAAAAGAGTTACGGGTAGACTTGGATGTTACTGCAATTGCCGAACCTTCTTTAAAACTTCGCGTTAACCGCGATCGTGGTGGCTCCAATAATATTGGTTTACAAGAATTTGCAGGCGGAAATAGGAATTGGCAAATCATCGAAGATGCAACAGCTGTGGCTCGTTGGGATCGATTGATTCCGTTTACATCTGGTGTTCAAACTTTGATCACATTGATCAATCTTGAAGGTGAAGTCGAAGACGGCGACGTATTCACGATCGAAGTCAGTTCTGATGATTTTGCGACTTCTCTAACCCAAACTTTGACAGTTGTTATCGATGGGACTGGCATCGTTACCTGGAAAGAAATTGCTTTCACTGAAGACGGTGACACAGGTAGTGAAAAAACTGTTCAGGAACGAAACACCCGAACTCCATCGCGGCAACGGCAACGAGGTGGATTGATCGACTCGGAATCGCAAGTTGGTTACGAAGTTGAAGTAACCAACTCGACTTTCGACGATATGATTGAAGCATTTTGTTACGCTAAAACTCGTAACCAGAAATCTACACTTGACGGCGACTTCGAAGCTACTGCTGTTGGTGATAACACAATCACCGTTGATGATCCTACTTTATTGCCCACAGGATCTTTGATTCTTGTTAGCGGACTGATGGGTACTGCTAATGGAATGAAACTTGTCACGGCGACGACAGCTAACGGTCTAACTGTTGATATCGAAGAACAAGCTGACGTTAGCGAATTACAGATTCATAAAGTCGGTGTCCAAGGCGTTCTTGGCGATATTGAAATCAATGTTGTCGGTCCTGTCGTTTCGCTGGATTCGACTGCTCTCGATTTCACGTCGCTCGATTTGCATATTGGTCAAGCGATTTGGGTTGGTGGTGATGCTTCAAATACTCGTTTCGAGCAAGGTTTTGGCTCTGCTAGAATTCATAGGATCGAGGAAAACAAGCTTACTTTGCAGCAAGTTCGCTGGGCAAGAATCCAAACCGAAGACGCTGCGGACAAGACCATTCAATTGTTCTTCGGCGACTACACAAGAAACGAAAAAGATCCCACTTTGATCAAACGTTTCTCGCATCAATTTGAACAGATTCTAGGGTCTGATCAAATTGGTTTACAGTCTCGTTATTTTACAGGCCAAGCTGCCAATGAAATGTCGGTTGATTTGACATCAGCAGAGGGTATGACGGCATCGTTCGGCTTTATCGGTTTGGGTACAGAAATCCGTGACGGTTCTGAAGGGCTGAAACCGGGCGTTCGTTTATCGGCTTCGAAAGAAGATCCAATTAACAGCGCGGACCATATTCGCGACATGTTTGTCTACGTTAATGACGACACGCGGTTAACGCCGAAAGAAGTTATTGGTGCTGTCGAAACAATGGAGTTGACTATCAACAACAACGCGACGTTTGCAAAACGGATCGGTAGGCTCGGTGCTTATGCGATTAACATTGGCAATTTCGCTGTTGACATGACAGCAAGCGCTGCGTTTACAACCGTAGAGTCTCTTCGAGCTATCGAGCGAGCTTCTGACGTTGGAGCGAGTGTGTTCTCTGTGTTTAATAATCAGGGAATGTTATTTGATATTCCATCAATTACTATGGGTGGTGATATCGATACCGGTGATGAGTACGTTAAAATCGAACTTGAAAACGCCGCTGCCGAAAGCAAGTATGGTTATACGTTATCGTTTACCCGTTTCAATTACTTGCCAGATATCGCCAATCCTGTACCCGAGTAGAAAACGCACTCTTGACGCCTCTTAATAATGCGTATCTTTCAGGAGTATAAACTGGTCGTCTAGGCAGCTGGAACAGCCATGCGTAACTCGTAAGTTGTCGGTTCGAGTCCGGCGGCGACCGCTGATTTTACAACCTTTAACCGGAAGAAATGAGTTAGAACTATGAGCAATATTTGGAAAACTTTTGCGGCAGATGAAAGCGTTGCGCAAACTGGTGTTGTGTTTGATCTTGACGGCATGTTTTCGTTTAGTATCGAAGACGGTCCAAATAAGGGTAAATACGTCACTGCGTTCCATTTAAAATACATGGGAAGAAACTTTGAGTATGAGCGATATAAAAGATCGCTCGTGAAACCTCATCGTCGAGCGATCGACAAAGACAAACTTGATCCCGAAATCGAACTGGGCATCATGATCAAAGCTTTTTGCAAATGTATTTTGGTAGGTTGGGAAAATTTACCTGTTCGTGAAAACTTCGACAACTTAGCCGCAGCAGGAAGTCTGCCAATCATTCCTTACAGCTTTGAAGCGGCTTGCGATGCGATGAAGGCTGCACCTGACCTTTATAGGTTGCTCGTCGACCTCGCGGAAGATCCTCAAAACTTTGGCGAAGATGCAGTCGAGGAAGTCAAAAAGCAGGGAAACGTCTCTGCCGAAGACTTAACTGGCAACTTGTTAGGTCCGGCGATACCAGCGACAGGGGTAGAATAGACAAACGAACGAAGCGAATGTTGAAACAGCAAGGCTTGCCGTTGCCGGTAAGATTGCAAAAATCAAAGTCTAAAAGAAAGCCGAAACTTAAACCTTGGATGAAATTTTACTTAAACGCTTTTGCCGATTTAAGTAGTGAGCGATCTTTTGGAATGTCGCCAGGACCGATACCCGTTTCTCAAATATTCCATTGGGCAGTGAGAAATGGATTGACCAGAAGAGAGTTTGAAAAACTAAAGTATCTGATCGTTCGCCTGGATAAAACCTGGATGAAATGGTGGGAAAAGGAATCTAAGAAAGATGACGCTAAGAAGACTGCAAAATGATTTTGACGGTTTGTTCGAAAGGATCGAGCAAGCCGTTGTTTCGCATAGTAGAGAAGTTGCTTTAACGTTTGTTTCACAAGTGACTGCTCATGCTCGCGTCGATACGTCACAGTTAATTTCTAACTTCCAAGTATCTGTGGGTACAAGAGAGCTTTCAGTGATTGATGCTTTTGTGCCGGGCAATGCTGGTTTAACTGGTCCTGCGTCTAGGTCGATTGCGATTGGCGAAGCCGAATTTGAATTAGAAAGTAAAGATAGAATCGGACAGGATATTTACGTCGTGAACAATGTTGAACACCTTTTAGAAGACATCGATATTGGCAGAACGTTTGAAACTTCTGTAATTCAAGCAGAGAATAGTAGGAGGGGTTTTAAAAATGCCAAACTATAATGTCAGAATCAGGGACCAGATTGACGCTTCGATTCCGCGAAAGATTCGTAACATTCGCGATTCTGCTGGTGGAGCTGCCGTAAGCGTTAGAGAACTTCGAGCTCAACTACAGTTGGTAGGTAGAAGTTCGGGCAGTAGTCTCACAGGCCTCCAAAGATCAAACGATGGAGTTCGTAGAAGCGCTATTGGTTTAACTACTGCCCAAAATAATCTTGCTATTTCGAGTAACCGTTTAACCGCAAGCGAAAACTCGCTTGCGCAAAGAGGTCTTCAGTTACAAGCGGTGAATAACAGAGTTACCGCCAGTACTTTGGCGAAAAGTAGAACATTTGACGTTACCGCTATTTCATCAACGAAATTAACAGCGAGCGAACAGAGAGCGGCTTTAGCTGCAAACAGACTTGCAATTTCGAATAACCGCGTAAGATCAAGTAATCTCGCCGTTCAATTGTCTGAAGAACGATTAGTCAGAATTAAAAACGAAAATTCCGCTGCTTCAGTAAGGGAAACGCGGTCGGCAGATTTACATACAAATGCTATGAACCGTGAGCAGCGAGCTGCTGATGCAAATCGCCGAGCTGAGGAAAGATTATCAATCGCGAGAGATCGAAACGGCAGAGCTGCGGAAAGAAGTGCTACAGCAACCACTAGAGCCACCGTAGCTAACCGTAGATCGATCGGAGTCATTCGTAGCCTGATTCTAAATATTAGAAACCTTTTGGCCGTCTATGGTGGCTTCTTGCTAGTTTCAGCTGTATCTGAAGGCTTAGACACTTTCAGATCTACAGAGAACCGATTGAAATCCGTCACGACCAGCGCTGAAAACTTAGCAGCCGTCCAATCCCGATTAAATGATATTGCCAATGAAACTCGAACCCCTGTCCTCGCACTGGCCACTAGTTTTCAGCGTTATGATAGGGCTTTGAGTCGTGTCGGTGCCAGTCAGCAAGAAGTTTTAGATTTCACTGATACCATCACAAAGCAATTGAAAATTGGCGGGTCGACTGTCGCAGAAACAGAGTCTGTAATCGTCCAATTGGGTCAAGCTTTAACAAAGGGTAATCTTGACGGTGAAGAACTTCGAGCACTAAGAGAAAACGCGCCAATCGAAGTCATGGAAGCTTTGGCTGATGTATTGGAAGTAAACGTAGGTCAGTTGAAAGATCTGGGCAGGGAAGGTCGCATTACGACGGATGTAATTCGAGAAGCGTTTAGAAGACTTCGCCCTGAAACGCTCATTGACTTCGAAGAACTGAATCGAACGTTGACTGAATCGCTAACTGTATTCTCGAACAGATTTGCAGAATTTCTAGGACGTATCGAAGAACGAACGGGCGTATTTACGTCTTTAGGAAACGTTATTATTTTTGCCGGTGAGAACTTGGACTCATTTGCTAATTCACTAATCGCTGTGGGTGTTGGATTTGCTGCATTCAGAGGTATTAGCGCAATTGTAACTTCGGTTGGTGCTTTCGGTTCAAGAATGCTGTTCGCTACGGGCGCAACTAATGCGGCAACAGCTTCAACATTTAGCTTTGCTGCTGCTGGGCGAACTCTTAGAACTGTGCTGCTAACTACAGGTGTCGGAGCCATCGCAGTCGTCATAGGTTTGCTAGTAGCTTATAGAAATGAAATTAAAGTTAGCGAAGACGGCATGGTTTCACTTGGTGATGTTATGACGGTCCAATGGAGACGAACCACTGAGAGCGTTAGTAATGCTGCTGACAATATTACTGGTTTTATCGCAGACATTTTTACCATTCCGCAAGGAAACGGATTCTTAGAAAGTTTTAACAATCTTTGGATTGAAGCAGCATTTAACGCTGGTGCCTTATTCAATGAAATTTGGGAAGGTGCTCGTTTCGGTTTTGACGCTTTTGTTAACTATTCTCAACAACTTTGGAATTCGTTTCTCAGTTTTCTCACGAGTGCCACCAAAGTTGTAATTCAAAGTCAAGTTAGGACAATTGCAAGAATCGCAGATCCAAGAACTGTTTTGGGTAGGCTATTTACACGTACTACAGGATTCAAACAAAGTGATATTTTAGGTTTAGGTAATGTGGCAACTGCGGGTCTGGACGCTCGAATCGAGCAATTGGATCAAGCTAATATTGAATTGCAAAAACAACTCAGCGATAGCGCTAACGCTTCGGATAGACGAATTGCAGATTTTGAAAATGTCCTTCGTGAAGATCTCGATCGTAAAAGCGAAGGTTTTATTAATGAAGTTCGACAAGTCTCCGAAGAAAGAATTAGGGAGGAAGAAAAAACAAATAGCGCTATCGTAGAAGCTCAAGAAGAATTAAATAATGTTCGCGTTAGGTCCGCTCGAACTTCGGAAGCTGAAATTACAAGCAATTTATCTAGCGAATTGAGACAACGACAGAAGATCGCTCAAGAATTATTTGTCAATGAAAATCTTGTTCGGGCTGGTATTGAGCAGCGAGAATTGAATCAGGGTGTTCAAGAACATTTTGATTTAGTTAATGCAACCCAGGACGCTTACGAATCGACTCGTCAGGAAGGTAATAATTTCTTCAGAACTTTGTCAGAAGGCTATACGAACTTAATTTCTAGAGCCAGTGAATTCCGCCAGGCAGCACAAGCTAGTTTTACTAGCGCCGCTCAAGGTTTAGGTGCAGGTCTTGCAGGAGACAGAAAAGGGTTCGGTCAATTTTTTGCCGGGCTGTTTAACGGTTTTATTCAATCCAGGTCTGCTGATTTTAATGCCAGGCTTGCCGCTGCCGGTCCCGGCGTAGCTTCAAGTCAAGTTCGTAATCAACAAAACGGAGCAGATGCCGCTCGCTTCGACCAAATACAATCTTCAGCGTCTTCAGCGCAACCTGCTGTTCAAGGATTAAATATTGCGATCCAGCAAGTTTCCCAAAGTTTGAATTCGGTAAATCCGTCAAGCCTAAATCAGATTGGCAATGTTAATGCCGTCCAACAAGTTAATTCTTTGAGAACTGCTGTTGCGGGTTTGAACGAGCCTTTAACTCAAGTTCAATCATCATCTAGATCTCTAAATACATCATTGAACGAAGTTGCATCTACAGGTTCAAGGATTGGATCAATTTCAGGATCGTTAAATTCTGTGAGAACGTCGGCTACATCAACAGCTACTTCAATAGATACCATTCCACGAGCTTTTGAAAGATCAACGCAGGCTGTACGATCATTTGCGAGTACAGCTGTTTCGGAGTTGAGAAAGGTTACTGAAGCTGCCAATGAAGCTGCTGACGCGCAAAATAGGGTCGGTAGCGGTGGTTTCGGCGGCGGCGGTGGATTTCTTGGAGGTCTGCTGGGATTTTCTTCTGGCGGTCTAGTTCCTGGTGGTGAAAAGATCATCAGGGTCAATGAAAATGGCCGAGAATTCGTTATGAACAATCGCGCAACTCGGGACTATTTGCCGATCCTTGAAGCGATGAACGCAGGGCGATTCAACGCATCTTCCCCGACTCCTGTGCCATCCACAAGATCTTCTAACAGCAGCGGTGGTGGTTCTATGAGCGTGGTTATTAATAACAATGCCCCTGGCGTTACTGTTCGTGAGCAACAAATAGGACCAGGTGAAGTTGCGATCATGATCGAACAAGCATCAGAAGAGACTTACAACCGAGTCGCTAGTGATTTCAGTAATCCTAACAGCGCTGTCGCTCGCAACTTCGGACAAAACTATAATGCCAAGCGAGTTTACTAAATGGATGACAAGTTTGTAAAGTTCTTTTTGGATTCCAAGAAATCTATTATTGAATTCGAAACAATTGAAATATCACATCCTGTTTTCGATCAAACTTATTACTTTGTTCGAAATTCTAGTTACGGAATTACAGCCAGTTTGGAAAATGAGCAGGAAGTACACTTTCAATATATGCCAATGAGAGTCACACCTAGTACAACCAAAAGTGATTTGGATTTTGGCGTCGATATTGTTTTCGGAGATCTAGGTGATACAATTACTCGTGAATTAAAGAAAATTCGAATTAGTCCGTTTTCACAAACTAGACCGCAGCTCGTCTATAGGAGTTATAGGTCCGATGATTTAAGTTCGCCGATGAACGGTCCATTCGTTTTAGAGATTGGAAGCATTCAATTCAATAGGGAAGGTTCCGCTTTTAGTGCCTCCCCTCCAACAATCAATACTTCTCGTACAGGAACGATCTACACAACACAAAGATTTAAAGGTTTAAGAGGTTTGTAAATGCTGGATTTATTTAGAAAACGATACGATGTAATCAAATACAATTGTGGGCATTTCGCAATCGATTTTTTAAATGAAATTGGTAATAACAACTCGCTCGACGTTAAAAACGTAGCAAGCCTCAAGAACCTAAAAAAGATATCGTCACCTGTATCTCCATGCGTTGTTATGATGCGAAATGCCCACAGGGATTTGCATTGCGGAGTGTTCTATTTGAACAAAGTTATCCACCTGATAGAATCTGGTGTACGCGCCGATCAACTTTCAGATCTGACAGAATTTAAAATCGATTTCTACCAATGTCCACAGTAACAATTACACAACCAGGTTCGAGCGAAACCTTCGAAGATGTAGATTGCATTTTTGAGTTTCTTTTCAATCGCTTAAAGATTTGGCCTAAAGGGGCCAAACTTTACCATGAAGGAAATCTTCAAAAGACAGAAGATATTGTCGATATCCGTTTGCTTGAAGATTTACAAGGCAGTTTTGAAATAGTAATTGAACCTCAAGGTGTGGTTGCTGCCGTATCTGCCGTTGGTTTAGGCGCGGCAGCTCTACGCAGAGGATCAGGTAGAGATACGTCTGCTGCTAACTTCACACCGACACAAGTTATTGCCAATCAAGTTGACGAGGAACAGACCCAGTCCAATAACCGAATCACAGGTCAGCGAAATGAAACGAGAACTGCGAGAAGGATTCCAGACATCTACGGTCAGGTGCGAGCTTTCCCTGATAAAATATTTCCCGATTATGTTTCGGCAGGATCTGTAATTAGTTGTTATTGGATAGGTAAAGGCGAATTTGAAGTTGCAGACTTCCAAGTTGATGGAGAACCTGTTGAAACAAGTTTAGAGTCCTATGGCATTGAAGTTTACGGACCAGGCAAACAACCAAATACGGATGAACCTGATGTTCTCTTGGGTTCTGAAATATCTGAAGAGTTGGCGTTTTACAAAACGATCTACGACCTCGAAAATGGCGGACCCTGGCCTACAACAGAAGAGAGCGTGATTTCTATTGCATACAATTTCGAAGGCGAAGGTCCATCGTTACCTTTAAGAGTTAGTTTCATTCGCGTTTCTGATCAAGCAACAACTTCGTTTACTACTAATATCATACCTGATCAAGACGCATTGACTTTTGAAAACCCTTACGCAGGTCAGCCTACAGAAGTTCAATTTATGCTCGTTGGGTTTAATAGGGAACCTGATATTCTTTTCACCGAGGAAGAGTACGGAGCAACGATCGGTTTCCCAAGGTTCTTTGATGGCATGGTTATCGAATTTGATTCGAGCATTCATGGTGGGTTAGATGTCAACGGGAACCTGCCGGTGAGAACCCAAGGTGCGATAATTGAGCAAACTATCACTGAAGCCGAGATTGCAGAAATCGTTTCCTGTGAAGATATTGACTTTGGCGATGGTACAATGGTTTATGTCAAATCGTCTACACAATTGAATGATCAATTCAGTCTTTTAGCGACTCGAAAAATACCTTGCTTGAACGATGATTTAACTTTTTCCGAGCCAAAGGCTACGAAGGATGCCGCATCTATATTTGTTGCGGCTGCAATCGATCAAGACATTGGCAGGCTTCAGTTGTCAGATTTGGACCTTAGAGGTATTAGAGATTCGGTTAACCAAGTTATCGCTCGTTTTGGCGACGAAAGAGCTTCTTTTTTTAGTTACACATTTGACGACGTAAACCTTTCGTTTGAGGATACTGCTCGTATAATCGCCGAAGCCGTTTTCTGCACGGTTTCTCGTTTGGGGAATATTATTGAACTTAGATTTGAAACAGAGCAAACTGTTCCGTCGTTATTGTTCAATGATTTCAATAAGTTACCAAATTCGGAAGAAAGGGAGTTTGTTTTCGGCAATGAGAAAAATTACGATAGCGTACAATTATCGTATTTTGATCAAGTCAGTGGCGAAGAACTTTCATTGACCATACCTGAAGACTTTAGCGGGAACATTCCAAAGTCAATACGAACGATTGGAATCCGAACTAAGTTCCAAGCTTATTTTCATGCACATAGAGAGTTTCAAAAATTAGTAGGACAATCATTATCAATCAAGTTTGATACGACCAGTGAAGCTAATTTACTTAGTATCAACGATTTAATTTTAGTTTCGGATTCAACAGCTTCGATTGCTGAAAGCGGCGAGGTTGTTTCCATTCGTGAAAATTTACTTGAGATATCCAAACCTGTAATACTTTCGCCGCTGGAACAGTATGTGATTTTCATACAATCTAAGTCCGGTGAAGTTTTAAAAAGGATTGCTACCCAGGATGGAAATCACTCTTTTATAGTCCTCGACCAACCAATCGTTGAAAACGAACTCAGCATAGACCCTGACAATTTTGCTAGGGCTACTTATACGATTGTTGAAGATTCTGATTCAGATTTGGATTTATTTTTGGTAACGCAAAAATCTGTCGGGGAAGGTCTTGTACTCTCAATTGAAGCTGTGAATTACACAGACGAATACTATTCTCACGATCGGGATTTTATCGAAGGTTTGTTTGTAGATACCGAAGACTCTACCATCACGACATTCGGGGCAACTGCTCCTATCTTTAATCACATCAGGCCAAATAATTTTTTCATCTATGTCACTCGCTTGCCTTCGATATTCAATGTTGATTTTGATGCGAGGGACATCAATGGCGATAGTATTACTTACACTATTGAAGGTGCTGACGCAGATAGATTTTTGCTCGACGGTAACAACAAACTTAGATTTGTAAATCCACCGACAACAGACAATCCACAGGACACAAACGGAAACAATTTTTACGAAATTATTGCAGTTGCAAGTGATGGTACGTTGGAGCGGCGAGTTCCGCTAACAATCGCAGTAGCGGATAGTTCCTTTGAGTTCTTCGGAATCGATCGGACTGAAAATCTGCCTCCAATCGCGCCGTACTTTGAGAACCTAACGGACGGTCAGATAGCCCTTGTTCAAGAAAATGTCACAGGTTCGTTTTTCACCGTCCGGTCGTTTGATCCTAACGGAGACACTGTTGAATATTTCATAGTAGGCGGATCTGATGCACAATTTTTTCAATTAAATTCCGCTACAGGTGAACTTTCCTTTGAGAATAGCCCTGATTTTGAATCACCGCTAGATTCTAACGCAGACAACATTTATGATGTTAGAATACGAATCACAGATGGTTTTCAGTTTCGGGAAGCAACGTTATCGGTGCAAGTGACTGATGAAGACGAAACTGTTGAGAACGAAGGACCTTAATGCAAATTCTATATCTACCGCCTGATCAGGATGGTTATAGGCTTATCGAGCCAACAGATAGAGTGTTGCGGACAAGGCTCGCAGGCGGCGCAACTCGCTCTAGGCTCGACCAAGCCGAATCATGGAAGCAAGCGACTGTAACTTGGACCGTGAATCGAAGTGAATACTTAATGCTCACATCATTTTTCGAAACTGCAACTGAAGGTGGTGTCAATCACTTCTTGTGCGAGTTGATCACAGATAGTCCTGTGGGTAAACTACACGAATGCCATTTCTTACCCGGTAGTCGAGACTTGGGAAACACCCAAGGTCATACTTATCAGTTTGTTGGAGAACTAGCGGTTCGCCCACAAAGGATTGATCACGAATTAAATCGCGTTCGCCTGAAGCGGTACGAACAAGATCGCTGTGTAGATTTATTGAACATTGAGATAAAAGATGTTACACCAAACGATTATGATCTTCTCAACGAAAATTATTTGGTGGGTCATGAATATTGCTTGGAGCTATCATTATTATTTGACAATCCAGATTGCCTAGATATTCGCTATGAAGTTGAGAACCTTCCTGATAGGCTTCGATTAGACCCTTTAACCGGAACTGTTAAAGGTGAACTCTTAGACGGTTGTGATAACATTTACGATCACACAGATCCAAATATCACTCCGAACTTTTTCATAGTCGAGACTGGCTCGGGAGCAAACACTCTTTATCAAACGACTGACTTTTTGCCAATAACACCAGGTCTCGTATATCAATTTCTTCCAGATGCCAGATTTATAACCTTCTATGATTCGGATTTAAACTTGATACCAGGTGTTGGATCAGATAGACCTGCTTCTGACGAAATTGAAACTTTTATCGGACCAGAAAACGCGGCATTTATTCGATTATCCATTCTTCAAAATAATGGTTTTCCTGAACGTTTTTGTTTTACACAATCAGATTTTCGTCCTTCTACTGAATCTAATTTGGGAGAGCGAATTGTTATTGTGAATGCAAATTACCGGGGAGGTAAGGTCGCTACAAGTCAATTTGAAATGAATATTAGGCCTGCCGATGCAGTCGGAATCGCAGGACACTCGATAATCCCACCAATGCGAATTGGTTCAACTTTTAGAGTAGGTTAATACCATGGTAACTAAAGCAGAATTAAAAGAATTTTTTGAATCAGGCGACGAACCAAATCAAGACCAATTCGAAGCCTTGATTGATGCATGTTTCAATGAACCACTATTTATGTTGCAAGTTCCTGAAGGCGACAACTTGTTCAACATCGACGATCCCGATGTTGCCACTGGTTTTTTCGTAAACGAAGGTAACGGAAATTTAAATGTAAATAGTTCGCACAATTCGACTGGTTTCATTCCAGTCGAGGGCGGTCAAAGCTATTTTGCGTCAAGGACAAATCGATTTGCCTGGTATGATGACGGTCAACAGTTTATCAGCGGCCAACGTTTAACAGCAAACAACCAATTTATCATTGCGCCGCAAAATGCTTCGTTTCTAAGGGTTAGTTTGGATGATACTGATACGGCTTGGCCTATACTGATGGTCACGCCATCTAACAACCAAATTTATCCTTTCAGGCCTTGGACTGGCGATCTATCTTTACCCAGTTCGTTGGTGCCTGGCATTTCGCAAAACAGAGAAGTTATTTCTCAAAATTCTAGCGACATTGCAAATATAAGGCTTATCACGGATAACGTATTCACCATTAGCTCTAACCTTTTCAACATCGATGATCCTAATGTTACCCAGGGTAGATTTATTAACGAAGGCAATGGAAATCTAAATGTAAACAGTGCTCACGCTGCAACCCATTTCATACCAGTTGAAGGTAACAAAGATTACTATCTGTCATCTGTCGATAGGCTTGCTTGGTACGATAGCAATATGAGTTACATAAGCGGTGAAAGAAGTTCGGTTAATCAAAAAGTATCTCCTGTAAATGCAGCCTTTCTTAGGTTTAGTGTAAATCCTATTAACCGTCTCGAAAATTTAACTGTTGCTCAATCTGATTCAGCTGTTCCACATGAAGCTTTTGGCGCGATTTCTAATAACAGTTCTTCTGACAACGAAAGTACCGAAAGTATTTACAGCATACTTGCTAACATGAACAACAAGTTGACATGGAATTTACCTAACAACGTTCTCTACATTGGAGATTCGCTATCTAACGGAAGCGCTGATATTGCTGCGAGGTCTATTTTCCACAGCGGTATCCAAGGAAACTTTTCACGCTCCGTAGCTGGTTCTACACTCGCTCAAATTCCTGCGGTCATGCAAGGGTTTGACACATCACCGTATGATACTATTGTGATAGGCCGCGTAACAAATGATGTTGCCGGTGGAGCAAGCTTCGAAGTAATTCGCCAGCGTATTTTACAAACGCTTGCTTACTTTCAAAATTTCCAAATCGTTGTGATGACTTGTCCACCGTTGGATAATTTGGATAACTACGGCGAAGGTATTCAAAGTACGATCGACAGAATCAATGATTGGCTTTTGCAACTTTTTGTAGAAACTGGTTCAAAGAGGGTTTATGACCTGAATGCGACTTGGGACGCTGATAATGACAATCAGCTTGATCCCCAATTTGTTGCAACTGTCGGCAACATTCACCCGAATGACGCTGGTTATGACGCGGGTGGAGCCGGACTAGCTCAAGTTCTCACTTCAGCATAATACGAAAGGTTAGATTCGAACGGCGCCAAGATCTAAGCGTTTTTCAATCAGCCTGCAAGTCTTAGGACAAATCTCTGTAGTCGTCGCCTGGCGTCCTAACGCGGCGGCTACGGTAATTGTTGTCCCTGATCCACCGAACGGGTCATAAACGCTGTCTCCTGCGTTACTATAAGCTCTGATCAATCTTTCCAGATAGCGTTCTGGAAGCTGATTTGGGCATTCTGGCACCCGCTCTTTATTGTTGCCTTGTATTCTACCCCAATTCGTTCCATCGCTTCTAATACCCCATACAGAACCTGGAACCTTTTCGCCACCACCTTCATATTGCTCGTTGTCCTCATTAGTCCTCTTGTCCTTGTAAACGCTCTTGCGAAGCGAAGGCACTAGAACGTCTTCTGCATTGAACGTCCATTGATTTGGATCTTTGGCGAAGACTAGGCAGTGACACCGAGTGCAACCGAATCGCCTGGCTTTTGCAACAGCTGTGTTTTGATTGAAATTGAAGTGCCAGTTGACCCAATCAATCCGAGTCATTCCGTAGGCTCGCCCACAATTGAGGTACATTTCAGCGAGGTCGTCGGGACCGTGCAAAGCGAGTACACCTGTAGGCGATAAAGAATCCCAACAAGACTTAATCCATTTACAGGTAAAGTTTACAAACTTTGCTCGATCAAGCTTGTCGTTGTAGCCTTGGTAATCCTGACCGATGTTAAACGGCGAATCTGCAAAGATCAAATCAAACTTTAATGTCGAATTTTTTAAGAATGTTACGCAGTCCTGATTCACGACGTTTTTCGTCAGTGACTTCATTTGAAATACCTTGATCTTTCTCAAACTGTAAAACGCCTTTACGAGCTAACTTCGACCACCATTCTTGATTGCTAGTTTCAAGACCGATGGCTAATAAAATCAAACTTGGTTTCATACCTTCAGAATGAACCATATGCATGAAAGCAAGCCAATTTTCAAAATCATCTAAGAAATTGAAAGGGTTCTCTTCTCTTGCATCCTCGGGAATTTTCTCATATAGAAATTGAGGATTACCAAGGTGGTCCTTGTCTACTTCTCTGCCGCTAAACTTAACCATTTACTTACTTGCCTACTGAACGTTTTTTTTAGAAAGATTGTCATGCCTCTGTTCAAGAAACCGAACCAGTGTCGGAATGATCCGCCAGCTTGTTTGCGTACCAAGTTTTTCTTCGCAGCCAGGACAAGTAACTTGCCAAATGCCGTCAATCCACTTGCCGTCGTGCTCGCTGCGATTGAATTGGTGATTGCAATTGCCACATTGAGAATCAAACTCAAAATCGTTATTAGTCGTCATTTGTCGAAATTCAAAAATTGACATCAGAAAAGCTCCTTTTGTTTTTGAACAAGTTTGTAATATCCGGTTTCCTTTAATAACTTTCTCGCGTACTTAATGTACCATTCGTAGTCAATGTCCTTTGGTAACGTCTTCGGGAGAACCATGACAGGTAATCCTCCTGTGGAATTTGAGACTCGATTGCCCGAGTCGCATCGGACAATACTTCCGAAAGCTTTCTTTGATATGTACCATCGCACCAATTTTCCGAGATAGGTCTTGTAGAGTCTGGCACCGCTATTAGCCTTCTTAAAAGCTGTGAATTTTGTAATGTCTTTACACGATCTGATTGTAGTTTCAATGTCCTCGCCGTCGAGCAAGAACCTTGTAACCGCTTCAGGACAAATTTCAAACATGCAAGATTTCATTAGCGAGTCGCGGTTGACTTCAGCCATTGTCATTCTTGTAATGTAGTAAGCGCCTTTAGCTTTGGCTTCCAGGCCCTTCAGCCGACCGTCGATATCGCGTTTTTCCTTTATCGCGATGTAGCTATTAACGCTCGCTGAGTAGACGCCTTTGTAAAGCGTTTCCTCAGTCTTGTAAGCCGTTTTCTCTTCCCACTTCTCTATGACAGCATTGTAAGTTTCAATCTTGTCTCGCCTGCAATACGCGACAATGCCGTCAGTGTTCGCGCTGATGATTTTTATACCGCAAAACTCTGCTTGTTCGATGAGCATTAGCAACGCGAGCTGACCTGTCAACGTAACCTTCAACATTGATTCAGGAGAATACAGCGGCGAGTACGGCGAACCCAGTTTACCGAACGTCCCATTCAAGGCAATTTTCAAGCTATCCGAAACTGACTTAGCATCAGATCTGGCCTGTTCTGTCAAACCATTCTTGGATTCAATTTTCGCTTGAAGCCGACGCTCATAAATGTCCCGAAACACTGGTTGAAAATCATCGCCCAATTGTGGGGGATAGATTTCACAATTTAAAATCGAAGTCGGGTAGTAGCTTGCGACATCCCTGTCAATCAATTGGTAGTCATCATTTGACTCAAAGGAAATATTTTTTTCTTGCGAATGTAAACCGCCGATTCCAAGTTTGTAAACTGTATCGCCAATTCTTGGTAAAAATTTGGCAATATGATCTGGCAGTTCAGTGTAGCCGCGATCGTCAACAACAAACAAAGTTTCCCGAATACTTTTCAGCAGCCAAGACAATTGAGGGTTGCCAAACTCCAACCAATCGGGCAAATCAACTTGCACAACTTTAGACTTGTTGCCTCTTATCGGCCTAGCGCGATGACCTGACCGGTTTTCGCATTCGTTAAGTATAAGAGTTTCCGCCAATTGGGGATCAGACCTCGAACGCAGATCTTCACCATACTGCGTTCCCATTTGATATCGCAGGTTCAATGGCTGTTTTAATTTTTTGAAAAGCTCGTCAGTAACTTCCAAATCGTTAATGTTGTAAGACATCACAAAGCGTTTTTCTTCCTCGCTCAAAAATTGGTCGTGATGGTAAGGCAGTTCTTGTAGTACACGGCAGTTCATTCTAGCCGCGAAAGTCTTAAGAGGAATTACGCCAATAGGCGGTTTAGGACAGGGGTTGCAACCAGAAAGGTCAATAGAGTTGACGTATCCGCATTTGAAATCAAACATCACTTCAAGTTCATTCAAGCGATAGTTCCTGTTGCTATTAATCTGCGCGTTCGTCAAACCTTTGAGCATATTGTTATCAAAGCCCTGGATAGCCGCCCACAGTTGTGGTTCGTCGTAATTTTTGTTGTTATATCCGATCAGTAAAAAGGTGTCTAAGAACCATTGTAGAAAGTCGGGGTTGAAATCTTTGTTGTCGTCTCGTTCAAAAACGAAACATCGACCAGAACTAGTACATTTGAACCCTACGCACCAATAGTTCGGGTAACACTCTACGTCGAAGACAAAACTAGGTTTGTTCGGTTGTTGTGCAGCGTCCCAAAGTTGTTGATTCGTCCAAAAAATTGGCGGCTCAAAAGTAACTTCCGGTTTCTCGTTTTTTTTTGTCAAGGGGTTAAACTCAACCGTAGCTTGAAGGTAACCGAAGCGGCAACCTTGAAGCTAGACTAAATCAGCCGCAGAAATTACCACGCCTGGATCTCGTAAAAGATGCTCGCGATTGGGATCGCCGTTGAACTCGTCTGGACCTGGATCTAGCAAGAGCGCCGCCGTTGCATTGCAGGTAAGTTCCGAACCCTTCGATGGTACAGCCGAAAAACCCACCTCCTGACTGCCGACAAGCGGTGAAAGCGGAGGCGGCTTGCACACCACAACCGAGATCAAAGTCGGTGGCTTGTGAATAAAAGTTCGTGCAATTCGAGGCAATAAAAGGTTCGTTATAAGTTGTGACGACGGTTTGACCGACGCTGACCGAACAAGGGTCATTCAAAATAGATTGCGAACAATTTGCAAACTGGGCGCTCACAATCGCTGCAAGCATGACGACGGCGAAACACGCCATCATGAAACTTCTAATCGGTTTCATAAGAAACTCCTAAAGAATTGTTAGTGAACTCTGAAATAACCGTCAGAGCGTCGGCTTGGTCTACTTGTCGCCTCTGTTAACAGCAGCGTTTCCCGCAGAGAATGGTTTGGGCGAAGGCGACAATTCTGTTTTCAAAAATCGATCGCCTTGATTTTTCATTTTGGTCGCGAGCTGATCAAGTTCACTACGACTGATCGACGCCAAAGGATGACATTCGATTTGCTCGATCAAATTGAAAATTTTGGTAAAGTCTGACAAAAGACACTCCTAAATTAAAACTTCTTACCGCCGTGCATTTTTTCACGACCTTGATTGAATTTGGCCTTTGCAATGATCGCACCTGCAACATCCAAATTATTAGCTTCAGCAAAATCCATAATACGAATAATCACGTCCGCAAACTCTTCCTCTACTCCGAGAAACTGAGGGATATGATCACTTAGACCATTTCCTTTACGAGCGTATTCTAAGGCTTCTGAAAGTTCCGAGTGCATCAGAGCGATTGCTTCGCCAGTATTACGTAGCTTTGGAAACAATTCGCTACTATTTTTGCGACCAGCAGGTAAACAGGAATCCCACCAACCTTTATCACGAGCAGTTTTGTGAACATGAACCTGTATTTCTCGGAAACTTTTAGTAAACATTAGAACATGTACTCCATTATTGGGAAAGATTTTGTTGTATCAACCTTTAACCTATCGGGTTTTACAAGTTTGTCAATCAGTTGATAGGCTTCCTCGGTACTGTCGGGAACGAACCCTTCATGTTTATAATGCTTACGCCACCATTCTCGAGCATTGTGAACGACGAAAGGTTTCGCGTGTTCGAAATACAAATAGGTGTCAAACGACCTTAATCCTCTTGAACCGCACCAGTAGGTTATTTTCAAACAAGGTCGTTTACCTGCTTTTCGTTTAACAGAAATGTTCCAAGATTTACATTTTAAAAGTTCAATACCATCTGTTTCAAACTTGATCAACTCTTCTGTTTGCGATTGCCTTTTAATGTTAACTTTGAACTCAAACTTATGACCGCAAAATCCGCATTCAGGTACGGTCGGATGAACAGAGGTTCCACATTGTGGGCAAATCTTCTGTGGAGCTGCTTGCTTAGGACAATCTTCATGCTCGCAAATTTTACATCCAGGTTTTTTCAAAGGGCAATCTGAAAGAGGACAACCTTTTTTAGCGTTTGGAATTTTCGGATCGTTGATTGCGCCCAAACGTCCTCGATTGCCAGCGAAATCCAGGATCATACAACCACTCGGCTTATCTCCTGCAAGCATCGCAGACTGTCGGTGTTGACGATCTCGTAGCATTTCAAAAGTCCACGCAGGATGAAATTTCTGTCGGGTTCCTCGCCCATACTTCTGAACATGAGTATTGATGCTAGTAGTAGGACGCAGATCAATAATAAGATCGACGCCCGGACAGTCAAACCCAGTAAGTAAAATGTTATTCGAAATAATACCACGGACATACCCTCGTTTAAAAGCTTCAATTCGACTGTCACGCTCTTGATCCGTGATAGGATACTGTTTGCTGTTCCCATGAACAACTACAGTCTCAATACCGACTGAATGAAACAGCTCTTTAAGTTGATAACAATTCTTAATACCTGCTCCAAATATCATCCATTGTTTTCGATCTTGACCGTAAGCCATTGTTTCAGCTACAGCTGCTCGCGTAACTTGCTCGCGACCTGAACGCTCTGCAATTTGACTTTGAATGAAATCGCCACCAAGCATTCGAACATCGGTAACGTCAATGATTGTTTCAACGGGGCGAGGCGTCAAACGAGAAAGATAAAACTCATCAATAAAGTAAACAAACTCTTTCCCTGTCGTCAAATCAATAATAGTTTCATCGAACAGGGCAGGATTTTCCTCAGTCCCGTCCAACAGCGTTCCTTGACCCATTCGAAATAAGGTCGCCGTTAAGCCGACAAACTTGACACGAGGGTTTATCTCCCGCATACGTTTTACAAATCGCCGATACTGGCTGTCTTCATCATTGCTGATCATATGAGCTTCATCAACAAAGATAACATCACGATGACCTATTTCGTCCATCATGTTGACCATCGTACCGATGCCACCAAACACAACTTGAGCGTATGATTCTTTTTTCTTTAGACCTGCTGAACAAATACCCATAGGCATTAAAGGCCAAGCCATCTTTGCTGCTTTGGCATTTTGAGCAATCAATTCTTTAACGTGCGTGACAATCGCAAAGCGAGCAAAAGGAGCCATCAACATCGCTCTACGAATGATCAGAGCGGGAATCAACGATTTCCCCGCACCTGTGGGATATCCCATTAGGACATCACCACGACCACCTTGATCATAGTAGTCAAAGAATGCATTAACTCCGCGAGTCTGATAAGGTCGTGGAATGATAACGCTCACGAAACAATCCTTCCTGTCATCGCGCATTCAGGGCAACCTGATCCCCCACAAGATTTACAATCCATGATCGACTTATAAGCATCACAACCGATTGGAATGCCTTCTGTTGGAATTGGCTTACCCCAGCGGTCGCAGTGCCAAACGCCATTTTGAACAGCTCTTGCTGAAACGCAACTGCGACAGTTCTTTTCTACTTGTTCTCCATGATGACAGATATCAATGAAACTGCAAAGATTCTTGCAGTACATGTTTGTCTTCGTACCACTAAATTTATGCGGCGGAATTTGCGACGTAACAATGTCATGAGCTTTCATTTTCAGCTCGTCACGAATCGCCGGATTTAAGCAGACAACCTCCCAATGAATATCATCGTCGTCTTTGTTAACGCAAAGATATAGGCAAAAGTCACAACCAAATTCAGGACCATACATGTTCATTTGGTCGAAGTGGCTTGCGGTGTATTCACATCGAGCTACGCCCTCTTTTTTAAGCTTAGCAAAATACTTCTGCTTAATTGTTTTGAACTCATAAAGCCAGGGCTTATCTCGAAAAGGCCAGAACAGTTCAGGTGGATAGCCAAGCTCGTCGCAAGATCCGCCACCGTGACCCAAAGCAAACTTTTCAATTCGATGTTGTTTCGGCTTTCCATCTTTGCCGATTGGCCTGGGTAAAAACGTATGACCTGCCATTTGCAGGTATTCGATCAAAGTTATTTCTTCTTTGTGACCGCGTTTCCAAAGACGACGCATTTGACCTGGCGTGTGATTTTGATTTCCTGGTTGTTCTTCCAGGACATGCCGAAACTTGAACCAAATTTTCCTTGAACATTTGTCGCCGATTTCAGACGCACCGAGATGCGTTCGGCGTTCATCCTTTAAATGTTCGTCGCACTTCTGATCAAAGTCCAACTTCATTGACTGAGCAAGCGACCTACGATCGGCAGCGATTCCTAAGTTTAATTCCATCGGTCCCTCGAATAAAAAGAAAGCGGCAAGGTGGTAGGAGGTCGAAAAAGGAGACAAATTCGACTTACCCCGCTGTCAAGTTTGCAAAAACAGCACCCCAACGTGTTCATTCGCTGCCCCGGTTTCTTAGCTGTTAAGAACGGAGCTGCCGCTTATTTCAAATTGACACCTAGTTCATGAAGCCTGGCATAGCAGCACTAGCCGCAGGATCAGCCGCACCAGTAGCTTGTTGAGCCTGCATTTGAGCTTGTAAAGCAGCCAATTGAGCGGCTTGAGCTGGATCTGGTTGAGCTGCGGCCTGACCAACTGTGACGAGCTGAGCGGCTTGCTGAGCTTGTAAAGCGGCTTGCTGCTGTTGAACAGCTAGAGCCTGTTGTTGAGCTTGCAATTGAGGACTGACACCGGCAGGATCGGCCAAAGCTTGTCCTGTTCCAGGTGTTGCAGCTGTTCCCTGCGGCAATTGACCACCAACAGGATTTGCAGCAGCCATATTGGCCTGCATTTGAGCCAGCTGGGCTGGACTCATTTGCGTAGGAGCAACACCACCACCAGGAACAGCCGCGCCGGTCGCAATACCACCGCCACCAAGACCTGCATTTGGATCATCGGGTTCAAGTCCATTTGCATCAAAGATTTTTTTACACTCAGTGTAACCTTTGTTTGTCGCCGTTTTCGGTCCAGCGTCATGACCGTCTTGGTAATCAAAGACCATACGAAACGGTTTGTTATACAAATCAACTTGCGGGTTCTGAATTGCCGTACGCAAACCAACGCAACGACAAATCGCAGTAACGCGACTAGCAGCGATTTCTCGCGGAATTTCATCGATGTGACCAATGTTTTCACTGTGGGTACCAGTCTTGCCTTTGAACGGACCCTCACCGACGACGAGTAAGCTAAATTCAATCCGGTTTCCATTTTCTTTGGTTGACAACTGTTTCATTTCGTGACCAGTGATCACCACTAAATGACCTTTGCTGTCACTTGGCGGCAAACCTCGACTGCCACCAGTGTTTCTGCTTGGGTCTTGTGCCATTGGATCAAAACCCAAAAGCGGATCATGCGTTGCATTCATCGTTTAAAATCTCCTAAGAAATCATGTTAAAAACTGCCGACCAATCAGAGGCAGACAATATCGGTGGCAGTCCCGACCGTGTCTTAGCCTGAATACCATCAGACTGTTGGGTTCTAAAATAAGGTGCGCCGTACCTGCCAGATCCTTTGCAATTTTGACAAATAGATACGGCACCTGTCGCATCAGCAACATGACCTACAGGAATTCCGAACGCTTGAAATTGCTGACAAACAGAACATTCAGTTTCATGAATTTCAGCGTGCCAAATTTCGTCAGTCATATGCGGGATTTTTGACAAAACCTTCTCACCTGGAATCGACGGCCAATCGAACTGCTTTCCTTTGTCGTCGCGAAATCTTACTTGCTTGAAAAGAAAAACTGTTTGAACATTTGGTAATACTCGTAAGTCTCGAATCAAATTCAAGATAAATTCCGCCGCATCACCATAGAGCTGTTTTCCGTCAGCTTTTTTTCCGCGTCGTTCTAATGAAACTTGGTTTTGACAACGCATGTGAATCTCGGCAGCTTCAGTGCAATCATCAATAACTACTGTGTGACCGGCAAATTTACCAGCGATAGCCATTTCGCGAAACGTATTGATATCTTCAATCGTTGTTGCAAGGTAATAAGGAACACTATGACCTTTCAAAACCAACATGCCCTGGTCCGTCGAAAGAACAATCGGATTCGGTGCCGTTCGAATACCGTAAGTCTTCTGACTTCCAGCTGTACCGTAAATGGAAATCGAAGGTTTAATTACAAGATTGTCAGAATTGTGAAGCTGCATTTGTTTCCTTTAACAGAGTTGACCGGGCAGGGCTCGAACCTGCTACTCCGATCGGAAATAAATTCCACCGAGGCTATAACCATGATTAGCTACCGGTCAGTCGCAGGGGCAGGAATCGAACCTGCGATCTCCAGCTTATGAGGCTGGCGAGATACCACTTCTCTACCCCGCAATAATCCCGAACCGAACACACATCAAATCCGATTCGGGAAACAACAACAACAACAGGCAGTTGAAGACTTGAATAGGCTTAAGATCAACTGACTATTATTGCGATGCTTCATTCTTTAGGCATTGTTAATTTGACTTGAGGTTTTCCGTTCTTAGTTGTAACCAACTCTTCAAGACCGCGAAGGATTTGTTGATTCGCCGTATCTTTTTGACCCATAGCGATTTCAGTGTCAACAGCAGATTGCAAAGATTTGAATTCCTTAACGGTCAGAGTTGCTTTCCAAGTCAAATATTTTTGATGGATAGCAGTTGGAACTGACGACGACCAGGCCGCAGCCTGATATTCATCATTTGCGACAGAATAGGTTATAGGTTTCGTTACTGCTACTTTCACACCTGAATTTAAGTTGGTAGTCTTACTACCCGATTCTGCCTCGACCCCAAGCTGTTCGGTCAGAAAATAAACTAATTCTGTTTCTCGTTTTGCGAGCTGCTTTTTTTCTTCACGAATATTAGCAAGGGCGATTACCGCTTGATCGACATTTAAAACTTCTGACATTTTTGAAATCTCCATTTGATGGTTAGTGAACTGGACCTCATTTTACAACTTTGATCGACGCTGGCAACCCCGGTACTCAAATAATTTTTTTACAACATTGACATAAAGCTAACCGATCTATAAATTACAACCTTTAACTCTTGCAAAAAGGAATAAAAATGGCTGCAAAACCAAAAACAAAACCAATAAAAAATTTATCTTTTGTCAACAAAACAATTGTTGCTATCAATTCTAGCGATGAAAGTTATGAGGACATTGGCGAAGCTGTTGGAGTTAGCTTTCAAACCGTCCGGCGATTAGCTCAAGGTTTAACTCCGAAACCCAATGCTAACACAATTCAGAAAATTTACGAATATCTTTTTGAGTGCGAATTGCAGTTCTAAAAACTTCCTCTTTGGAAACTCTCACGGATGTTCGACCGAATTCCAAAAGAGTTGCAAGGCTACCCACAATGGGTTGTCTGGAAAGGTGTTGTAAGAGGGAATACAGAGAAGCTTTCAAAGCTTCCATTTGTACCGGGAATAGACACCGCGTGCGATCCTCATTTATGGATGAACTGGATAACATTTGACCGCGCTGTTAACGAAGTTGCTAAAGGCAACTATGATGGCATCGGCTTTGTGTTAACTAGTAATGATCCGTTTTGCATTATCGATTTAGATACCCCGTCGTCGGAAGAAAACGCAACTCGCCATAGACGAATTTCTAATGCGTTCGAAACCTATCAAGAAGTTTCGCCGTCAGGAAAAGGTCTACATATCGTTTGCCGGAACAAGGTTCCTCGCGGACGAAATTCACAAGCTTTAAACTTGGAAGTCTATAGCGAAAAACGTTATATGACTTTTACAGGACAAGTATGTAAAGATTTAGCTATTAACGATTGCAATGAGCAATTGTCAGATCTGTTTGAATTGTTTGACGATAAAACTTCAATCGATGTTTTAATTGAAGAAACGACGACAAGGCAAGCTGTTTGGACCGACGATCAAGTTTTAGAAAAATGCCGAACAGCAAAGAACGGTAAACTGTTCCTCGATCTTTGGAACGGAAACTTGCAAGGCGATCAGAGTTCCCATGATTTGTCGTTGATGAATTGTATCGTGTTTATGTCGCGAAATCGCGAACAGTCCGAGAGATTGTTTTTACAATCGCCGATTGCAAATAGGCACGATCGAGCTGAAAAATGTCGTCGCCAAGACTACATGCACAATCCTAGTTGGGGTTTGCTCAACAAAGCATTTGATCAAATTGTAGCTCAAGACAGATTGAACAAACAGCAGCAAGAATGGTTCAACAAAGAACTAGAAGATTTTAAAAAGAAACAGCAGCCGCAACAAACAGGGCAGATGTCAAACCCCGCAGTTACAACTGCTGTTTCTATCGCGTCCACTTCCAACAGGGAACTTGTAAATTTTAAACCCGATCTTTGGTCAATGTCAAGCGTACCAAGACCACCAGGGCTTATGGGGATGATTTGCGACCATGCCCTAGCTGGGGCGAATTTACCGCTCCCTGAAGCCGCTGTTGCAGCTGCCATTGGCATAATGTCTGGAATGGCAGGCCGATCGTACAATTTTCAAGGTCAAGGTCTAAACCACTATGTTTTACTTGTTGCCGGATCAGGTACGGGTAAAGATCGTTGCCAGGAAGTAATTAGCGAAGTGTTTAAAGTTCTTGGTCAAATGAATCAGGACGCGGCGGATTTTAAAGGACCAGAAGCATTTACGACTGATGCGGCGCTCCGCAAATGGTTCAAGGATACGAAGTTCAACTCTGTCATTTCAATGATGAATGAATTCTCGGGATTTTTCAAAAAGATAACGGATGAACGCGACAAGTTTGGAGCCCAACTTCGTTCGATGTTGTTGACCCTTTTCACAATGTCAAAAAAGGGAGCAGTTTGGGGTGCGTCGGCTTACTCCGATAAGTCCAATACGGTAAAACAGATTGAGCAGCCCTCGTTTTCTTTTGTGGGTGATATTCAGCCTAAATTGTTTGACGAAACGGTTGACGAAAGAACAATCGTCGCAGGATTTGTCCCGAGATTGCTTTGCTTGCATGGTACTGGCATTCCATTCGGCCAGCGAAATGTTCACAAACATGTCTTGGATAGCGAGCTTTTTCGACGATTACAAACTTTGTTTTCTTGTGTACTTAGTTTGCATTCACAAACGAGTTTAGAAGTTCAAATTGATCCTGTAATTTTAGAAGCTCATTTGAATCTGCGAGATTTGATTTTGAATAAGCGTCGTGAACGGATGCAAGATGGCATTGAATCAGCTCGATCGATTATAACGAGTCGTTTTTGCGCAAAGGTCGTTAAGCTCGCTGCTCTTTGCGCTGTAGGTTGCAATCCTTCAGCACCCAAAATAGATAAACTTTGCTATGATTGGGCTTACGCGGTCGTTTGTGCGGATCAGGAACGAATCAAAAATAAACTTGAATCGGGCGACATTATCGTCGGGAATCGTCAAACGATGCAAATGGATTTGCTTAAGAAATATTGCCGCGAATGGCTTGCCGGTCATCGGCTGAAAGCAGATAAACAGCTTTGTCAAAAATGTCCAGCTCTTGCACCAGAAGGACCATTATTCTATATGATTCCTGCGGCTACACTTCGGAGGCGGATTAGGTCGCGAAAAGTTTTCACCGTGGAGCTTGATTTGAATCGCGCGTTCGAGTCCGCTTTAAGAGCGCTACAAAAAGATGGTATTTTGACAATTCCCGATCCTGAACTTATTGAAAAATGCCACGTAACCCACAGGGGTCAGCTCTTTCAAATCCAGGTCGATCAACTTTAGGAATTTAAAATGTCGGAAATACAACAACACGAAGAACAACCATTTAGGCGAACCGAAAGCGAAAATCGCCGCGAGGTTGAATTCGAAAGATCAGATAGAATTGAGCTGATAGTTGAAGCTAATGATTTAGTTGAGCATTTGTCTCGAAAAGATATAGAACCTGCAATGATGGGTTCAATACAAACCGTTGAATGGACCGAACCCGAACGTAAGTGTTACAATGCTGCTTTGAAGTTTTTGCAATCTGAATTTGAAAAAGGTCCAAAGCTTGCAGACCATTGGGATAAAGTTGTTGAGCACAAAACCAATATAGATTACTAGGAACTTGAAATGTCTCAACTTGCTAAACTGGTAAGCATTCTCCGCGACCTCGCAATAATTGTTGCGGTCTTGTTCGTTTGCCTAGCGGCTTACAAATTTATGATTTATTTCAATGTCTGGTATTCATTGCCTTACGAATGACCCCATTGCTCGGCCATTGCATCTGCAATGCCTTGATAGGTTTTACTTCGAATCTTCCAGCGATCGTTTGACGGACCAAGTTTGTTTTGTCCGCTATTTGTTTGGTTTGCCCATCGCATCTTCGGTTTCTTATCGCCTTGACAATAAGGACATCCGTACTTTCCAACACCTTCTGGTAAAGTTTCACCACAACATACAAACCGAGGAGCTATCATTTTTGTTGGCTCAAGCAATGGTAAACCTTTGAGCCAAAGTCCGGTTTTCTTGCTGGCATCATGTCCGTACTCGTATGGTTGGACATACTGATCAGCTTTTCTAATTGCAGTTCCAATTCTACCGATTGGATTTTCAAGTGCAATTTTCGGAATGTCACAGTTTAAAAGATCCTGGACAAACTTTAACGCTTGCTTCGTTAATTCTGCTCGGCCTGGAGTTTTGCTATTCCAGTGTAGTCCGCTAGAGCATAGATAAGTACAAGGCGGATGAGCTATCATCAGATCCCATCTAAGACACTTAGCAGCTACTAAAGCATCGCCTTGCAAGTGCCATTTAACATCACCCTCGCAAGGTAGCAAATCGCAAGACCAAGCGTTGTGACCGCGAGCCCGGAAAGCATCGCGAACCACAGCCGAATATTCACAAGCTATTAAAACGTTCACTATTCAATCTTCCCAGAACAAACCATAACCACAGCGAAAATCAAGCCAACAGGAGGACAGACTACCCACAGGATAGCGTCGGTTATTAAAAATGATCCTACGTTCATTGTGCTACCGCCTTACCTGCAAAAAGGTGCATTGAAATAGGGAGTTCGCAAAACGCTGCTCGTTCCCAAAGATCCATTGTATCGGGATGCTGGCGAATTGCCCAGAATTCAAAACCAGCACCTTGGAATTTACATTCGTCGTCTAAATCCAAAATTTGAAACCTCAAATTTTTCGCGACTGCAAAATCGAGTAATTGATCTAAATTGCAGACTGCTACAATTTTATCCTCAAAGAGAATATCAAACTTGTTTTTATCTGCTCGCAGGTATTCAACAATCGATTCCTGGTCCTGGCAACAGGGGCAATTGTGGCTTGGATAGCCATAGCAAACTTCGCAACTCATTTTTGACCTCGTAAATCTCGAATACGCCAGCCACGGACACAAAGAGTCCAAGCGCGGCGGATCTGGAAAATAGAACTTCTAGTAAATTTCTTATCGTCGATTCGTGTGATTGTTAGTGATAATTTGCCGTCGCTAATCATCGCACCGCTAAAACTATACGTTGAAAATGCATGGGTCATAGCTTTCACAATCTCGCTTAAATCAGAACTTCCAAAAGTTTTGGGGCAGTTCATGAGCAGTGTTTGTGAAGTTGTCTTTGGCTCAGCTTTAACAGCTGGCTCTAAGTCTGTAACTTGGTTGTTCATAGTGGTTTGCCTGTTATCTGAAAAGGTTTATTCTGATTTGGCGGAAACGACCACACGCGGCTATCTGTCGCCTCGTTGATAGCCTTCAGCCGCGTTTTAAAGATCTTGAATCGATTCTGCCCGATTCGTATTGCGTACCATACGCGGCCTTTGTGCGGCATCCCTTGAAAGATCCTGAAAGCTTCTAAGGGGCAATCGTTGAAAGTTGTAATTTTCATGACCAGCTAAACTTTACGCCCTCTGAATGTAAATCGTTGAGTAAATCAGCCAAGATCAACTCCGCTTCTACTACGTTGCCTTTTTCGCACTCGGCGCGAGCCATTTTTACAAAGTTCATCAAACCATCTTTGTCGTTTCGAGGTGGATTGATTAGATCCCATGTTAACCTATCGCGACCGTCAATATCTTGCTGAGGTTCGGCAGGTTGCTTTTGTCCTGGCTTCTCAAGAGCAATTAGTATTACCGAAACACCAGTTTGTTTAAAAGAATCCTTACCCTTAAATGCTCCGTCGATTTGTTCGTTGTGGGTGCCGTATTCGTTTACCAAAGCTTGAAACTCTCGACCGGTCTTATTATCGCGGTTTAAAGCGTTTGCACCGCAGAGAGCGACCAAGCGACCACCCGGAGCAAGCATTTTGAACGCTCGGCAAATGTGCTTTGCATCTTGTTGCTTTTCAAATGGCGGATTCATTACAATTTTGTCGAATTGGCCAATAAGATCGTTTGGTGTCCATTCCATAAAATCGGCTTGAGTTGTAACGTGCCCCTTCATTTCGCAAACTTCAGCCATCGAAATTTTCTGTTCGACGCAATGAAGCTGACCTTGGTTTTCTCCCTCTTGTTTGATCTTTTCAGACATAAGGTCTGCAAGCGTTCCGATTCCCGCTGATGGCTCTAGACAAACATCGTAGGATTGAATATCAGCCATTTCAACTATACGATTGGCCAACGTTTCAGGTGTTGGGAAAAATCCTGGTTGCTTACCCAAACGCAGTTCGTTGATTTTGCTTTGCAATTCTTGTTCCCGCTGTCGCTCAAGAGCTTTCGCCGGATCTTCGGCAATCAAATTTTGCAGCGCGGCCGCCTCGGGGCTTTTGTCGTGATAGGTCGAAAGCTCAATAATTTCGTAACAGTCGCTTTCGCTTCGTTTGTGTTCCAGCCCCAAAGCTCCGTAAATAGCCGCCTTAGTTCGAAAGCTTACTAAGCTTGTTGGAACTTCACCGGTCAAATGAAGCTCAGCAAGAGCTAACAGAGCTTTTTGTGTGCGTTCTAGGTGCCTGCCTTCACGTTGGCGACTGTTAAGCTCTCGGCCTCGCTTCGGCGTCCAGTTTTGGGACAGTGGACGCTTCGAATCATCGATTTTACCGGTCAACCGTTCAGCCATTTCCTGGAATTTTTCGGCTAACTGAGAATCGCCTGGGCGGTCGATCGATTGTGAATCGTTGCTACCATTACCGGCGAAAGCTTCGGCAGCTTCACGAGTCGCAAACCCGTAACCGCCCGGCGAGCTTCCAAACTTGCGAGAATACCAACCGCCAGCATTTTCCGCTCTTGCCCGCTCAGCTTTGTAAACTTCAGTTGACGTACGAACGACAGGAACCGCAATATAAAACGTTATTTGTTTTTTCGTGTGGAATTGTTCGACGACGTTGTAAGATTCTCCGCTTATCGAATCTTGGACAACTGGCGACGGAGTCGACATTTTAACTATGAATCCTGCATTATTGTCAGCCCGTTCAATCGATTCGATAACCGAACCTCGTAAATCGGAACTTCGCAAAATTCGGTCCAAGTGTTCTGATTGCGACCAGTGTTCACAACGTCGCGAATCGTATTGATCGGCAGTAAAGAACGTGTCTGCGGCTTGCTTCATTTCGTCGCTGATTTTACGATGGCTTGAAACATATTTTGCAGAGCCCAAAACGATACGAACTGCCCGACTAAAAGCGTCCGATTTTGTTGTAGCGTAGTCCGTTTGATCCAATCCGCCAAAAGTTTGATACTTGTCAATAATCAAATCAACCGCTTCGGCAGTTGGTCCATCCGTCCAGTAAACATCCACAGCGGACATCATAGAAGCTGATCGACTACGAACCGAAAACTTGGTTCTAGGAAACTCGGTTTTCAGTTCCATTCGAATATTCGCAGCGGCGCGAGCCTGCCCGCTTTCCTTGCCTTCCGGCTTTGCGTTCGGGTATTTTTCGCGGAGTTCCTTTACGTGTGAATCGATCTCTGAATTTTGCTTTGCTGCCTTTTCTTCGCGTTCGCGTTTGTGTCGCTCAGCAGCTGCCAGGCGTTCGCGTTCGTCCTCCTGCGATCGTCGATTGTCCACGACCGGCAAAACAATATCTTTCGTAGCTTGTAAAGCTTCAGCTTCAATCTGTTTGAAGTTGGTTTTTGAAATTTGCCAATTGAATTTTTCGCCAATCGCTTCGAATCGCTTTAATGCATCGTCGCAAGTTTCGGTTCCAAAAGCCCAAACTTCAGACCGGTTTTCGTCTGCACCTTTGACGCCTGTTAGCTCAACGTGAAACTTGCCACGACTGAGAATCTTACCTAGTGCCGTTGTTGCCTTTTTGGTTTGTCGTGGTCCCGCTGTGCTAGTGAATTGCCTAGTTTTAGTTTCCATCAGTCTAGTCTCCAATTTAAAATTTACAAGTTTGAACAACACCATAGCGCCCACAATGAGACGCTATCGAATTGTTAAAACCCCGGTTAAATTGTGTTTATGATATCTGCCGCCATTATTCCCTGATTTGTTACTTTTAGAAAACAATCAGAGTTATTGTTCAAAGGTCTTAAATCTGTTGGTTTGTTTTTATTCAAATACCAACAAGCAAATCTACCCTTTTCTTCGTAGATGTTTATGGATATTGCACTAGCGACGCACGCTCCGTCAAAAACACAGCTGTCAATTTGTTCTAATTCGACCAGCGTACTTTTAACACAGATAACGATCTTTCCGCTTTTCAGGGCAGTGACTAATTTCTGAATTCTAGTTTTGAACATAGTGAGTGAGTGAGTGAGTGAGTGAGTGAGTGAGTGAGTGAGTGAATATTACTTGGTGAGATTTTCAGCAAGCCACTTTTTAATCGTCGAATCGCTTAAAACGCCTTCAGGGTGTTTGAATCGTAAAATCTTTTTGTCGCTAATCAAAAATGATAGGATCGGTGAACCTTGAATGACCGTAAACCCTACAATCGTTCTGACTGGATACGGATTGTCTTTGGTTTCTACCAATTCCATCGTTCTGACAGTCTTTTGTTGCTTGTTGATTTGCTGGTAGGTCCAAGCTTCGGTTTTGCGGGCTACCGATCGAGCAGAACCACTGGCAATATGCGAACTACCCGAGTGAATTCGTTTACCTTTGTCGTCGATAGGATAGTGTTCGGTACCATAGCCGCCATTGCGGTGGAATTCCTCGACGCGAACCAAGCAACCGTGTTGCTTCAATCGCTGGTTGCAAAGTTCAATCATGTTTCTTAGGTCGGTTATTGTGAATCGTGTTGACATTGTTTTGTCCCTTTGTTGAGTTGAGAATCGTTGAGAATCGGTTTAATTAGTTTCGAATTGCAATAACTTGTTCAGAGTCGTCAGCCCATCCACCACTATCGAATCGAAAATTAGTAGCATCAAACAATAGTTCACAACCATAGTCGAACCATGTAATTTGTTTAGCGTTTGCTAGTTTACCAGTACAAATCTCGATTGTTTCAACTTGACCAGCAATAGCGTTTTGCAATCGCTCAACAAATTCTGGTTTAGTATTCGACCAGTCAAATTCAGTTTTCAATGTTTCAAGAATGCTCATCAGTTTGTTCCTGTTTGAAATAGATAGTGTTGGAGTTGATTTTAATTAGCCGTAAATTGCCTTCTGCCAAGCATCGGCCGCGCTTGATTGTCCAGCCAGCAGAACTAAAGCGAGGGTATCTAGTTCAGAGTTGATACGCTTACCGTTTTCCTTATCAGCTGGATACTTGGTGCGTTCGGAATGATCAATATTTGGATCGTCTTTTGGCATGATTGGGATATCGTAAGCGTCGCGAATTAGCTTGACGATTGGAGTCAAACCGGCGCGATCGGGATGAGGATTAAAAGTTTGTTGGCTTGCCCATGAAGCGAAGCAATAACAACTAGAGTCGATACCCCACAAACCGCCTAAGTGACCGTTGCCGCGATGAAACTGAATAAGCTTAAACAGAATATAGGCCAAACCGTTTTGATCTTCAGGAGGGCAAGATTTTCGCAGGAGTCGTTTTCCTCGCTTGGCCACAATCCCCTCGATTGCCTTTTCAATAATTGCCATTGGTGGCAACTTGTGTTCTGTTAACTTGTCTCGCTGTGCTTCAACGTATTCGCATAGGGTGTTAACAGTGCGATGATAAAGTTCTGTTCTTGATAATTTTGACATCGGTTTGTTCCTTAGTTGGAGTGTTGGTTGATTGTGGTTTAGTAAAGTTCAACTGATTCGATAAACCAGCCACTAATCGACAATATTTCGCCAGTATCATTGCAAACAGCCCGAAAACGACTATCCAAATCCGTGTTGATTGGATAGTAAACGTCGAGCGACGAACCACCAATTTCAATAACGGCATAGGTAAACCCGTTTTTCTTTAGTTCAATGTCTGCTAGTACGTTGTCCATGTTTCTATCCCGTGTGGGTGTTCGCTTCGTGTGTCGTATGGTTGAAGTGTAATATAGGTATCGGTGGTGTCAAGCGAAATATTGAACGTAACGGCAAAATATCTAGGCGTAAACTTGGCATGGTGCCGTGTAACACGGTAAAACACGAGAGAAAACGGCTATTTGTTCACCAAAATAAAGTTGGACAAATTTTGATAGCACATTAGATTTTAGCGTGTAACGTGATAGTTTGATGGCGGAAAGGCAGGCGATTTTTTATAAAAACCCCTAGTTCGATCCTCTCATATACTACTACTACCACCCCTAGTTCGATCCTCTCATATACTACTACTACCTACTACACCACTATTATATCTAGTCACACAGTAAAGTCTAATAAGGTCACTGTAAGTGTCCAACAGCACAGAGTTGAACAAAGGTCGCTCCTGCCCTGCCCTATAGCGTGGTACGTGATAAACAGACCATAAACAAGCCAAGACACGACCATGATTTGCTAGCAAGCCCAAACTTGCGCGCTTTTGGCCTGTTTTGGCCTGCCTGCCTGGCGCACTGTTTTACCTCGCTAATGGTAACGGGTGTAATGCGGTCGATGGCCTGCCTAGCAGAGCGGTGGTAGCCTTATTACCCCGTTACCCTCGCTATGCTACCCCTGCCCTATGACAGGGCTCCTGATCGGTATCTGTGGGTGAGCTAGATCTACCTCGGTTACAGCTGTAGTCTACTGGTCTACAGCCCTTGCCCTATGGTAGTGCCTACCTATCGCTGCCCCTGCCTACCGTGCTGCCTGTCGCCCCTGCCCTGTATCAGGAGCTACTGCTGCCTACCACAGCCAGCACCACAGCCTAGGCCCTGCCTACGCATGCATATAGTACGCTTGTGTGCTAGTACTGTATAGCTGTACACTACTGCTATACGTGTGTATACTAGTGACCTACTCGACCTATAACTGTAACGAATGCGAGCGCATCGACCGCAAACGATACGGGGAGGGGGTGAATCCAGGGGTGAGCGGAGCGCAGGCACTCGCGCCAAATTTT